AATCCAGTTTGTTTGTGATGTTTAAGTATTGTCATTATTTTATGACTCTATATCTATTCATGGACTCCACCCTAAACTGTTCATATTTCGCGTCAAAATCGTATTTATCTTCATCAATTTCGTTTAACATTATCAATGCGAAAAAGAAAGGTTGAGGATTAGGGTTTGCGAATGTATCAACCAGCCTCCAATCATCCTTGATAAAACAATTTAAAATAAAAGTATTTCCTTCAATAAGCTCGTATCTCATATTATTTCCTCCAAATAAAAAAGCCCTTAACGATTGGTCGGAATTTTGGTAGGACTGCGTATGCGTGCAGCTCGACCAATCGTTAAAGGCTCAATTGCATACTTTGTGCGGCTACCAAACCGCATTTTACTAAACTACATTATACCACTTTAACGCTATGATTCAAGTTTAGATCAGGCGATATTCTCCTTCCTCTTTGCATGATATAGAACAAATTAAAACCATATAAAACAAATTTAATTCCTCTCCACCTCAGCTTCTTTTTTGTAATTTGTCCTTTTATTTTAGGAACAGCATTAAGTCGCACCCATTGTTCTATAAATTTTTCCTTAGCAGCTTCTTGATAGTATATAAACTGGCTCATTTCCTGATGGACTCTCCGCATCTGATGACTAATGATAGCGTTAATATCGCATATTTCAAACATAAGATCATTTTCACTCATTATTTCCTCATAATCATCTGTTTTCATAACCCCTCCAATTGTAAATTAGTCACCTATAACAACTCCAAATAGCCCTCGCTATCTATCGTTACTCGCTTAAAAGATATCCTATAAAACCCCATACTTATCAACACGAGCTTTTATGTCCAATAACGCCTGATATCTTGTTCTAGTTATAGGTATTTTTTTATATATATCGCTATTAAAACTTTTTTCAGCCAAAACATGCTTGTGTAAAATAGGAAAATTATTTACTTCATAAAAAATTGACGCAGAACCTAGCAATTGCTTGTATTCTTTAGAGCTTATCCACATATTATTTACCGCTCATTTTGCTGTGCTTTAGCAGATGCTCAACCCCAATCATTATAAGCGACGATAACTTGTTGAAAATTTCTGCATCCTTAGAAAAGGATAAAGATTTGCAATCTATGGTATAAGACCCAGAGTACATTCCATCTTTAAACTTTGGTATAACAACAATATCATCATAATTTAAATCTTTATGTTGAGATGCATAGTTCATTTTTTCACCATTACGCTAGTTGATGATGAGGAGGCGCTAGGCGCTGTAGATGGTTCTGCGGGAGCCTTACGAGCAAAAAAACCATGCCTGCTGGATATAGTTAAAGTTAAATCTATCCTGTCCAGAGAAATCGATGGGTCTTTGCTTTCTATCACTACAGATATTTTGCTTGCCGAACTTTCCTCTATAACAGTCTCTTTGGTCGACGCAACTGCTATAGTTTTAGGTTCTACAGTTTTGTTTCTTCTCACTTTATGCTCCTATTTTTGGGTTATGTTCAAATTCTAATGAAAACCTAGGCGATTCCTTCGGTTTTGGCAGCAACTCATCAATTTTGCTAGCAAATAAGCTATGGCAACTCTTGCCTATGCCTTCAAATTTACCGGTCAATACGCAAACTATGGAATGCCACAAAATCTCTCCAAAAGAGTTATTACACATTGTATGCTTCGCCTTGTTGTTACTCATAAAATTAGCGATATTAGAAAGCTTATGCTGAGGCTGTAAAGCATGGTCACCAGCTAGCCTCACCATATAAGTAGCGATGCTCTCGGGACTATCATAAAGTGCATCGTATGGCATGATAGAACCCATAGCCTCATCTTGTGGATTGGTGTATAAAGGATGCTCTGCCAAATATGCTTCACATAGCTCTTTTATCTTTTGTATTTTTTCAATATCGTTCATAAAACATCTCTCCCAAAAATTGTTTTTAATACCCCAGCAAGCGAGGCCTTAATGAGATTATCTTCTGCTTTCGCGTAAAAATATAAAACAATCCTTTCTATGCTGATAAACATTACTAGCATCCCGCATGTAAATGCTAACAAAAATACAACAATTAGCAACAACATTAAAGTCCAATCACTCATTGCTAAACCTCTTGATTGGTTCGATTTTTTTGATGGTTGCATCAGACACCAACATGACACTCGGGACAGGAAGTCCAAAGCCATATATCTGTACAAAATAAAGCTTCCCATATTGACGGACAGAATCAAGCAATCCTATAAATTCATGTCCTTCAGAATGAAAAACATGATACCAATTTCCACCGATAAGTTCTTCTTGTTTGTGGGGTTCACCAAGCTCGAGCTTATTAAGCTCATTGTAGAAGGATTGATCATCAATTATCGTTAGTTCATTTTTTATTAATGAGCTGCTATCCAATGACTTCATTTTATCCTCTAGCCTAGCAATCCTAGCTTGTAGCTCGTCAATGTCGTAGTTTTCTTGTGCTTTAGCGTTATGAGCATCTATAAGCATATCAACTTTGTCTCCAATGAACTTTGCAATCATAGTAGGGTAGGGATAACCTCCATTCACCCGAACAGTGTCTACGCTCTCAACGTGTATCCTAAGATTTTCAATCTTTTCGATTTTATTTGTCATTTTTTCACCTTTAGTTTTTCCAATTTCTTGATCGCCGCATTAACGATAGCAACATCTTTTATAACTTTAGCAGCAAAACTCTCTACTACTACATTGATCTGCTTGTCGCTCACGTCTTTCGCTCTACATATAAGAGTATGTACATGCTGTCTTGAGCAACCCAACCATATAGATATTTGCTTTTCTGTCATACCTGACAACTTTTTAAACTCAAACAGTCTGTTCATTTGTTAATTCTCGATTTGTTATTATGGTTGCATAGTAACACTTTATAGGTATAATGTCAACTAACTTGCAAACTACAAAGATGCAACTTGCAACTTGACAATCTGTAATCGCTCTGTTATACTTCGCTTCATGATTGATTACGTCTTGATTGCACGGGTTAATCATAAAGTAGTAGCGGTAACCAGTGAAATAGTGCTTAGAATATAAAGATGTTTCTAATGCAAAGTAGCTGCATCGTTTTACCGGTGTCGGCAAGACGATTGTAATGCGAGCTGTAGCTTAATGGTAGAGTCCAGCTTTTGGGCTGGAGGTTGGGGGTTCGATTCCTCCCGGCTCGCACTTAATAAGCGCATTGTAGAAGGATTGGCGATAATAACTACAAATTGAATCAGAACAAAAAAAGTCGATTCTTCTATAATGCGCTTTATCAAAAAACTAACAAGAGGAAATTATGAAAGAAATTATTGTAGATGGCGTATCATTTGTAGAAAAACATAGCGAAAGCCCTATAAAAATAGTTATATTGCAACGTGCATGGAATTTTGTAGGGAGATTTGAAAGAACTGGGAATGACTGCAAATTAACGAATGCGTATGTGATCAGACGCTGGGGGACTTCTGAGGGATTGGGGCAGCTCGCCAAAGAAGGAAAACTTAGTGGAACTATACTTGACTTCGCTGGGGTAGTTGAATTTGACTATCTTACCATTGTTGCAACAATAAATTGTGATGAAGAAAAATGGACACAAATATAAAAAGAACGATAAATTTTACAGAAAATCAAACGTCTTACGGTAACGGTAACGGTAACGGTGACGGTGACGGTGACGGTAACGGTGACGGTAACGGTGACGGTGACGGTTGCGGTGACGGTTACGGTAACGGTGACGGTTACGGTAACGGTTACGGTAACGGTTACGGTAACGGTAACGGTGACGGTTGCGGTGACGGTTACGGTAACGGTGACGGTTACGGTAACGGTTACGGTAACGGTTACGGTAACGGTGACGGTGACCGTAACGGTGACGGTTACGGTAACGGTTACGGTGACGGTGACGGTAACGGTGACGGTTGCGGTGACGGTTACGGTGACGGTAACGGTGACGGTAACGGTGACGGTGACCGTAACGGTGACGGTTATTAACATTTAATAGGAGGCTTTATGGGTAAAGATGCTTATTTATCAGAGTTAAGATTTTGCGCTAATTCATTAACGGAGTTTAATGAACTTTCAGCCACAGATTATTTTGATATAGGGTGTGAATATATTTCTAAAGGATATGCAGAAGATGTATTTATTGAGTGGTGTAAAGATGGTGATTTTTTAGCTTGCATGGTTCCGCTACTGACAAAAGCATCTGTTTGGCCTGGAGCTGAAAATAAGCTTGCGATAAATGAAGAATTTCGGAGGCAAGTTATAGTGTTTACCAGTAATAATTCAGACATAGAAAAAGATTACGACGATATTTTATCGGAAATTATAAACTATCGTGAAATTAACGGAAACGAGGAAGACTTATAATGTGTACGCTTAAAATATTTGACAAGATTGCTAATCGAGTTAGACCAATAAACATACCATCTAACATTAAAACGGATATTGCGCCGCACATCCTTAAAGCATATATCGATGAAATTATGTTTATAAAACAAGTTGATGAAGAGATCGGTGTTAGAGTTAATGCAACAGAAGAGATTGCAAGGCTTATTTGCTCGATGCCATGCTTTGGCGGCACAAGTGATGAGGTGGAAATTTTATCGGGCAAGGATGACGTTTTAAGGATGTCTACGACAGGAGAGCATTATTACCAAAAAAGGATAACCAATAAACATGAAGTGATAGGGTGGGTAAGTTGGTTTCGCAAGATGTTAAACAATAGAAAACAAAGAGAGGAAAGCAAACAATGAGTAATGAAATTATAGCCATACAAGAACCACAAAAACAAATGACTATGTCACAGATAAAAGACATGGTTATCCTTGTCAACCAAGCATTAAAAGAAATAATGCAACCAAATGTACACTATGGAGTAATTCCAGGATGCGGGAGTAAACCAACTCTGTTGAAACCAGGAACTGAAAAACTTTGTTTGTTGTTTAGACTTTCACCTACATTTGAAATAATTGCTAGAAATTTAGAAGAAAATCATAGAGAGTATGAAATTATAACCACTCTTAGGCATATAAATACGGGGGAAGTATGGGCGCAGGGAGTTGGATGTTGCTCAACCAAAGAAACTAAATATGCTAAGCGCAAAGATGGTTCGCCAAGCCCAAATCCAATAGATGTTTATAATACTGTTCTTAAGATGGCCAAGAAGAGAAGCCAAACAGATGCAGTATTAACGGCCACAGGGGCGAGCGACATATTTACGCAGGATATAAAGGATTTGGTAGACAATGGGGTTATTCAGCCAAAGCAAGAGCCGCAAAAACAAACTGTTAAACCAAAGCAAGAGCAAAAGCCGTTAGAGAAGTTTTCAGAATTGCAACCAGTTCATCAGAAGAAATTAGATGAGCTATGCGAGAAGATGGTTAAATGTGTTAATGATGTGGAACTGGATGATGTTTATGGTAAGGCTCAAGATATTTTTGAGACCAGCACAAGTCTAACCGATGGATGCATAAAAACAACTCTGGATGCTTTAAAATGCATTTACGAAGATAGTTACAAAACACTAAACAAAAAATAGGAGAACGAAATGAGAATAGACGAATTAAAACCATATAATCCAAACTACGACGCAAGGAGTGATGAGCCAAAGGAGGAAGAAAAAAAGTTAATAGAAGGTAGATACACGGGGAAAGTTACTTTTATCAAGCACTATCCTTTGGATTTGAATGGTGATGAGTCTGAATTGTTTATTTTAACCGTTTTAGATGGTGAATTTAAGAATTCAAAGGCTTTTTTGAGAGTATATATTGCAAAAGGAACTAATCAGTGGATGATAAAAAACAGCCAAAACTTGCTATCAGGTCTTAAAGAATGCAGCGGAAATTCTGGGGCTGAAAGCAGCGATGATCTTCTAAATGCAATTGTTGATTTTGATATAGTTAATAGTAAAGATGGAAAATACCAAAATATAACTAGGTTCTATGAATCTACGCAGCAAGAATTTACTGCTGACGAAATACCATTTTAATCAAGTAGTTTAATAACAGCGTACTTTAATTATTTCATCCGTTTAGTTAAAGTACGCACCTAAAAATGTAATAAAGGAGAAGCAAAATGTTAATACTTACAAGGCATGAAGGAGAAGAAATAATAATCGGACATAACTCAGAAGTAAAAATAGTAATAATCAGAACTGACAGAGGAGTAGTTAAAATAGGGTTGCAAGCTAATGAATCTATCCCAATTCACCGAGGGGAAATTTACCAAAAGATACAGGAGAGCAAAGCAAAGAATAATGGGGAACCTGGTTATGGTTAAAATATCAAACAAACAAGCGGGATATTATGCAGACAAAAAAAACAAAGAATCAAGGTAAACAGTTCGAGCAAGACTTCAAAAACAGCGTTCCTGGAGGGGTTAACTATTATAGGCTACGTGACAGTGGCCTGTCGCTTAGGAAGGCAATTAAGTGCCCTAAATGCCGCCATATGATAACTCCAGATGTGTTGATGAAGTTGTTGGGGATAAGGTTTACCAATAGAAACATCGCAGATTGTATATTAATGGATGGAAAAGTCAGCTGTTTTTTGGAGCTTAAAAGTTATAGCGGGAAAAGTGTTTCAACAAAGCCTATTATTGCCGTTAAAAAAGAGGGCTCAAAAAAAGCTATTTTTGATAAACTTGCGGAACTTGTAAAAGCTTCTTTTGTTCCTAATGTCGCGGCTGGTTATATCTTTAATATGCGTGATTGCGACAACCAAACATATTATTTAACGGCTAAACAGGTTGATTATTTTATTACCTATTACACCAGGAAATCAATACCAATTTCTTTTATGCAAGACCATGGGGTACCGATACTTAGCCAAAAGAAAAAGGTACATTATACTTACGATATACCAAGATTTTTAAAAGAAGCTCATGTTAGCACATATGGGCAATAGAATTTTAATTTTATATTTACAGGTGGGTTATGGGTGATTTATTTTGCAGTTATGAACTATCTAAAACAATATTATCATTGGGTGGTACTTTTTTCCATGAATTTTGGTTTTATGTTGATGGAGAATTAACGGCCGACATGGGAAAAATACTTGATCAAAACAATAAGATTGTCGCAAATATAGTACCAGCATATAGACTAAGAGAAATATCATCTACAATTAAATGTTTGATAGATGAAAATCTAAGCCCAGACGATGCAGCTAAATATTTGATAGAACTTTTGTTAACAATAAAAAAATAGGAGGCAAACTAATGCCATTTGAAACATTACCATTGCAAACGAGAATCAATATAATTGAACATAGATTATCATTGATGAATTCGAAAGAAAGGCGTCATCAACACAAAAGCGAAGCATTGCAAGTAGCAAATGCTTCTTTTTCGCTGCTTAAATACGTTATGAAAATTAATCAACAAGTAGAAAATGCAGAGGTAATACCACTGTTTTCCACCAATATTAACATGATAAAAATTGTTGTTGAACTTGCGGAAAAACAAGTTAATTGTTTTGAAATTGGTAGAAATTTACCTAATGTACCCAAGGGTGGCTCTTATGGAAGATAATCCATGTATAGCGTCGAAATTATGCATTTCCGCCTTGTTACAAATAAAGGATGAACTAAGAAATCACCTAATAATAGAGCCTCAAAGCTCCAATATAATCAACCCTTTTGACGCATCGATAGAAGGAGATGCAGTTGCTAGATTCGAAAATACAGTGTTCGAAGTGTTACAATACGATGTGAGCAAAGAGATGGATGCACAAACCAATAAGTACAACTTTAAATACAATGACTTAGAGTTCTCATGGTATTATTCCCTGTGCTCTATCAGCAATATTTGCTGGTGTAATAAAAAACTTCACAACGATGAAATTGAAACAATGCTTGAGGAATGCGTGGAATCACTTGCAACGCGTGTAACCACTTGCCATGTAGCTCATGTTATCAATTTTTCTTGCTGCCTAGGATAACGTCTTTCAATTCTTGGTTTATCAAACAAACGGCTGTTATATGCGACTTTAATTCGTGCATTGATTCCCTGTTGTGGTCTATTTTTTTGTCTATACTACCAAGCATTTTTTCAAAAACAGAGTGGTCTACTTTGTGGTCTTCTATCCATTTATCAAATATCTTGTTATGATTTTCCACCCATTGATCGAAGTTTTTATTATGATCATCTGTCCATTGCTTGAAATGTATTGCGTCAACTTTTTTTCGCTCAACTTCTCTAACCAGATTAAACATCCATTTTAGAGCACCAACAAATGTACCTGCGGTGGCTATATCCAAACCTATAGATATGTTTTCCATGGTAATCATTTGTTTATTTTCTCGATATATATAAGCAATAAAGCAACAAAAAGCCCAATCGTGCCAGCATTAAAAAAAGATGCTGTTTGTGAATGGATTGAAAGATAATAATATAAATTAGATGGGGTTATTTTAAATCCCAGATATAGGCAATAACAAATGGATATGCCGAAACAGTAACCACTGATAGCAGCTCTGGTTATGTTGCTTAATTGCCGAGCTTTAAACGCAAAAAAATATGCACATAATATAGATGCGATCATGGCTATTAAACTGCTGATGTGCGCTACTTGTTCTTTTTGGGCATCACTTAGGAAAACACAGATAAACGTAGATGTGGCGAATAGCGCAGTAAACCTTAAAAGCATCTTTTTTATTGGGAATTCTTTTATTACAGTGTCTATTGCGCGCATTTACTTCTGCCCATCTCTACCATGTCTTGAGTTATCTCGTACCAATCATTAGGAAACTTTTTCTCATGGTCTGCATATCCCCCCACTAAATCTGAGTCCTGGTCACCAATATTAATCAAGATATGCTCTCCTTTTTCTACAAGAGCCTTTCTTTGCATAATTTTGTAATTTTGAATTGTACCGTGATCGTCATCATCGCGTAACAATAAATCCGTGTATTGAGCATATCCAGCGTTAGCAAGTAACTCTTTCGCATATTGAGTATATTTCTTCCTTCTGCTGCTCAGGACGTAAACCTTAATGTTTCTAGCCATGCACAAGTTAACAAAATCTATAACACATGGAAAAGCCGGATAGTTGGTAGTAACCATTATTTCAGCTAAACTCTCATCAAACCATCCATCGTCGAATTTATTAATCGTTCGCTGTAGAGAAATCATGGTTTCATCGATATCAATAACTACAGAGACGTTTGGGATTTTATTTTCTATCACAATTTCAACTGCTTCTGCTACTTTGGCTGAAATATCGGCATAATATTGTCCAGATTTGACATATTCTGCAAGTTGTCTTTTTAATCTATCTATATTCATTTCATGCACCTTTGCTCGTAAGCTTTATTTATTCCGGCTATTTGTATTTTGGATTCCTTGGACAACATGTTTATTTCTTGATGGGTAAGCCTGATTTTATATCCCCAAATGCAGAAAGGGTCAATCCCTTGCGTCTTTGCGCAAGAACTCATCAATAGACATAGGCTCAACATTATGCAGTTTATCAATAGTTTTTTTAGTCTCGATCCCACTTTTAACCTCTTCTTTTATCTGTTCGCTTTGCTCTTCCTTTTTCCCTTCTTTTTTCCCATAAAAAAATAAGGTAATAAAACCTAAAACTACCGCTCCAATATAACCGCATATTTCAAGTATTTTTTTCATGATTAATCTTTCCTTTTGTTTTCCCATATAGTAGCAACCAACGTTAGAAATGGTGCTCCTACTATGGAAATAAGGACTTCACTGACTACACTTGGGCTAGCTATAACATGCTGTAATCCATAGACAATCACTACCATAGCAAGTAGATAGCCAATTATAGACCCAATTAAAGCAACAAGCCTTTTAGAGCTTTTATTGCCCCATCTATCACGCATGAAACCAACGCCGCCGATTTGTTCTGTTTTCATAAATAAGGAGCCACTAATTCATCATACGATTCAACAAACCCTTCAACCGTTCCCTTGCCTTTTTCTGTGTTATAATATTTTTTCCAATAGTGAGCCATCCCTTCAACGTCGTCCTCATCTGGTAATGGTGATTGTATGCTGTAATAAAGGCATCTAGCAATGGCACAATTATATTGATGGTTGTGCTCTAACGCAACCAAATTGATATCGGTTGATACTATTCCTGTGTTAATGTGTGTTCTTCCCCTTATTCGCTTAACAGCTTGATACATATCAGGCTTATGCGCCATTAACCAACTTAGAACAAGATTGTTAGTGGGTGGTTCTACCTGTCCTAACCCTAGCGCAGGACCACCGCCAATTTGTACTAAATACGTACCTAACCTAGATTCATGAGCGAAAGTACCAAGAAGTAGATTTTTACCCGTAGACAACCCCAGCTCATGTAGAGTTGGGGTTATTATCTTGGTGGTTATATATTCAATACTTAACATTTAATGTCTCATTTTACGATGTGCTATAACTAAAGCTTACTTTTCTGCCAAGAAATAATAGTCCAGTACCGGTGACGGCTGGGAAAGCACTTGACTCTAAATAAAATATTTTCAGAAAGCCAACGGTATTAATTTCAACAACTCCTAAGCCAAGCCATGTTGGCGCCATCGTGAAGGCATACTTGTTTGTCCCTGTTGGTCTCCATGTGGCTGGTATTGCGGTAGTACTTACAATAGAGGCCGATGTGTTATTACCAACTACGGTAATGCTCGGTATTTCAACAAAAACTATATCTCCTATTTTTTTAAAATACAAAGTTACCGACACATTGTTGATAGGTCCTCCAATGGTGAGAGCAACAGATGTCCAAGAGCCAATCCCAGTGCTAGGGACGTAATAATCAGTCCCTGCCACTGCCGCCAATAAAATTCCCGAGACGTCTGCCTTTACTACACCAGCATTACTTAATGATGGTATTGTAACTGATCCATCATTATTTACTGAAACCCTATTTGTTAGAGTATCTGGTGAAGAATTAGCTACAAAATTAACCGCAAAAGCCATGCCATCATAATTACTGTTAGCAAAACTATATGAAATAGTTGTTGTGGGTGATGATGCTGCTTTACTACTTCCTGCCGCATATATTGTGCCGGCAGTACCTGTCCAAATCGCTGTTTGACCACCAGTAATAGTTAATGCGCCCGATGAACTTGTCATTAAATCTATCACTAATTGATTGGTGGTTGACACTGGAGAAATTGAAGCGGAAGTTCCAAAACTATTAACAGTAGAAACAGCGCCAAATGGTGTTGATTGATTAGCTCCTGTAATATTAATTGCTCGCGCACATATGGCGGCAGTTGAAGATAAATTTACAATAACATTGCTTGTTCCAACTGCTGGCGCAATCAAATACCATGTTTCAATGCGGGAAGATGCCCCAGTAACCCCAGACAAAAGAGTCGCAGAAACACCGCCATAAGTTACCGAAGATGCACTAACTCCACTATAAGATAACGCTAATTGTATTATTAATATGCGGTTAGACCCAACTGGGACAGTATGCGAAAATGTCAATGCAGCTGTACTAGCACTATTTCCTGCTGTTGAAGTACCAACTACTGGCGATGAACTAATTGGAGCAGCAGTTCTAAGTATTATTTTACCGCTTCCTCCGGAGCCAGTGCCGTTGCTTGCGTCTATATATAAATCATTACCTGCTATGCTATCTCCAGTAGCAGCGGCTCCTCTTATTTTGCCGACTCCAACAGTTCCAGTACCATCTCCGCTACCAAGAATAGTTTCAGCAGTGGCGGTTAAAGTTGGATTAACAACATTAATAGGCAAACTTAACGTGACCGCACCAGTTGAAGCGGACGCGGTTATTTGATCGGCTGTTCCAGTTAGGCTAGTCACCCCTACGCTTCCTGTTGATGCTGATATTGTTTGCTGTCCTGTTACTGGGTTTTGCAAAAGAGTAATGTTAGTGCCGGCAGCAATAGGAATAATTGGCTTTAGTACCCCTAAACTATCAGCAACCAACGATTGACCGATAGCATATCCATTTGTTATTGCTTGAAGTTGATTTTTGTCGATTATGTTTGTCATGATATTTTCCTATCTGTTAAGGTGCTGTGGTAGTTGGATATACACAACTAAAACCTATTACTCCTACAGTTCCAGACGCAGGAAACACTGTCCCGCCAGGCCCTGCTGAAAATGTAAATGCTCCAGCAGCCGAAACCCCAAATGTGCCAATCGCATACGTAGCCGCAGCTGTTTGCACATACAGAGGGCCATTAATGCTATTTGGCGGTCGATATTCTACAGGCAATGCTGATGATGAGGCGAAATTTGCTGCAGCAGTAGAGGTTCCTGAGAACCCTGTCTTCATAGTTAGCAATACAAGATCGTTGATTATCTGCGCATAAAAAATAACGCCATTTATTGTTGATGGCCCAGTAAAATTTGTTGTAAATTTAAGTAACCCGGTGTTTTTTGTGGCTGATTTAATATTACCATTTATATCGGACGTTAAAAGTCCTTGTTGGTAGATATATCCGTATGGAGTATATGTTGCCGTGCGTTGCACTGCGTTAAATAATTGGAAGTTCGCGAACGATCCATTACTTGGGAATGACGCGAAAGCATTACACCATCCTACCTGTATAACGTCAGCAGTAGAGTTTCTTGTCCCCGTTTGAGTAAGTGTAGAACCAAATTGAACTCCATTTATAAACAATCTAGTAGCACCACTAGTTACATTAAGGTTCACGGAAAATTTATAGTCAACCCCAGATGTAGGGTTCCATGCCCCAAGATTGCCGGTGACATTGCTAATTATTGCCGTTCCAGACGAATCATTAACATATAGCACCAAACTTCCGTTGTTCAAATGTTGCAGTGTAATTAAATTAGCATTTGTTCCGCTCTTATTTATGCCGAAAAGAATTGTGGCAGCACCGGAAGGAGCAGAATTATAATTAGGCTTATATGTAAATTCTATAGTTCCAACCTGCTGAATTGGGGAAGCTGTTATTGTATAAGTTACATAACGATTGCTATTATTAGCACAATCTAAATATCCATTGAAAATAAATGCTCCTCCAGTTGCTGTTCCAGTTGTGCTCATCCCCGCAATGGCGTAATCAGCGTTTATTGTTGATGAATAAATGGCTGCGAACGCTGAATTAGGAGCTGGGAAAAGTGCGCCATTTACAAACGTTGCTTGCGCATTAAATGTATTAATACCAGTAAAATTATTAGTTGATGCGATACCGGCATAATCCAATGCTGAAAGCTGGTTTTTATTTACTAAACTTGTCATGGAAATCTCCCAAAATTAATTTCACCCAAAATATCTAACTAATAACGTGTCGGTGGTAGCGGTTGTAACTCCAGCTGGATTTAGCCATGTTAAAGTTGTTCCTGACACAGAAAAATCAACGCCATTTTGCGCGTACACAATCCCATTTCTAACAACGTCAACTACTATTAACGGAGTTACGGAATAAGCATTTGCAAATGAGGTTTGCCCATTAGAGCTGACAGTAACAACATTTGCTCTAAAAGAAGATGGCGAATATGCGGTGCCACCAGCGTTACCAATCATTAATTGCCCTACTGTTGGCACCGTGTTAGGGACAATAGAAGCTTTAGTTTGCACGTCGTTAGTGACGTTACCTAAGCCAACTTGTGTTTTTGTTAATCCTGTTAAACCTGAACCATTCCCAGTAGGAGCTAAATAATCAGTTCCTGCCGAAGCTGGCGAAACATTTCCTAATCCATCAGCTTTTAATATACCGTTTATCGCACCAGCTCCTCCCTTCGATGATGAAATCACATCTGCATCCCATGTGCCAGTTGTAATTATTCCTAATGTGGTTAGATTAGTGCTACCAGTCCATACAGATAAAGTAGCCATAACATCGGCATTATCTACCTTGTCCCATCCAGTACCATTATAAACCATCCAGTCGCCAACCAAATATGCAGTGCCGCTAATTGTGCCGGCAACATTTGTTATCCAGTATTGAGCAGCCACAGCCCCGGTAGGATATACACCAGTGCTAGCGTCCCAAACTCCTTGGTAAGAAAAATCACCAGTAAATCCAGGCGGAAGTTGTGAGGTAGGTATTCTGATGGTAGCATCTAAGGTGGCTAATCCGTTAGCAACTCCCTTTTGCCCAGTTAAAAATGCCGTGCTAGCTAATTTAGTAGTGTTATCTCCTAATGCTTGGGTTGTGCATGTAGTGCCATTTCTTAATGATACTGACGTAACAATAGCGCCACTATATGTGGTTGCGCTCATTTGAGACAAAGAGCCAATATCCGCCGTTAATGTTGCGTTAGCTCCAGTCACTACTGCGGTAGGAATCAATGAGCCATTTACAGTTGTTAATGCCGTGGCGAATGTATCGTCCATCAATAATGAACCACCAATAGCATTGCAGTTGGTTATAGTAACTGTTGAGCCTTTTGTAGTAATATCGCCAGTAGTTGTTGATGAGTTAATAGCAAATCTATCCCGGCCGTCTCTCGGCGTAAAAGTCACCAAGCCATTACAATAAGAATTAAACACCTCAACTATTGTAAATGCTGCCCCACCAAGAGTATTGAAATCTAAGCTCAAATGACTGCCAGCGATAGATATATTAGATAGGCTAATACGCCCATCTATAGTCATACAATCAGCGCCAAGACCTATATAGCCGTCTTGAGAGGTTATGCGCGTGGCATATTTTGAAGCGCCGCATATATGAATATTAGGCTGCAACAATATTGTTGGCTCTGAATGTGCTCCTGCCGAATAATAAGCCACAAATGGATTGCTTGATGATGGCTGGCTTGGAATAGGCAATAAATTTATTGCTGAAACCATCCCATTATAAGTCGCGAATGGTTTTGCTCTGTCCCCAACTATTCCAGTGGTATCGCTCCCGTAAATTTGGTCGACAATACTAATATTCGCTTCCTTGATATCAGGTGATGATGATTTTAGGGTATTAAGTGCATCGGTTACATCATTACCACTTACCGAGCTTAAGTTTTTTGTGTTTGTTGATGTGTTTAAATAAACTATTTGGCTTATTGTAGCTCCTCCAGAAAGAATAATCCCTCCCGTAGGATAAGATGCTGCATCGATTTTTAACGTTACAGTGGTTCCTGATATGGTTATTGACCCTGGAATTGTAGTGCCAATAACGGTTACATTATTTGTTACTCCAGAGACTGAGCCTCTTAACATCATAGATTGTATAGAGCAATCTTTAATGGTCGATACTGTATTCGCAACTGTTGCCTCAATGGTTACATAACCTGCTTTTTCAGGGCAACTTAACATGTTAAAATGTCCGCCATCTACAGTTATATCTCCAGTTATTGGAGTATTGAAAAAATTAAATGTATCTAGTGAATCATTGCCAACCCCAGCGTTTGTACGTCCAGTTAAATATACCAATCCATTCACGTATGCAGCATTAAAGTTAAACTCTGCGCCAGCCGTACCGCCAACATCTCTCATATCCAATGACAAAGACATTCCAGCAAGCATCACTTTTTCTATAGCTATGCGGCATGAATTAGTGTCAAACGTTGACCCAACTAATAGACTCGCGGAGGAAACTACTCTACTGGCGACATAACTAGCCCCAGAAATAGAAATGTACGGTTTCAGAACAACATTTGCTTCGTTGTGTTCCCCAGCCGTGTAATAGATTAAAAACGGATTACTAGTAGACGGCGCCGGGTCTAATAGCCCAATTGTTGCCGCTGAATTATTATAAGTCAAAAACGGTTTACTTAAATCACCTACAACTCCAGTGGCATCATTACCCGTTAACTGGTCGATAATAGCCTTATTAGCTTCTGTAATGCTAGTAGCTACACTCGTGGAATCTATTGTTTTTGCCCCCGTGCTAGGATCAGTAGTTATTGATATATTAGAACCAGCTATTAAAGCATCTAACATTATAACATCTCCTGTGCTATTAGCCACTGGAATATGTCCTAAAGTTGCACCAGTCTTTGATAAAAAATGGCCGTCAGCATAACTTTCTGCGGCACTTTGAGCACCCGATGCAGCAGTATCAACGTATTGTTTGTCTGTAAATGGGTTAGTTGCAGTGGCCGTATTAGGTGCGTTGTCCATGGCTTTTTTTTGATCGACAGAAGGGAATCTAGCATCATTAGAGCTAGCTTTTGTTGCCAACGCTGTGATAGCTGTGTTGGTGTCATACACTGGATTAGAATTAGATAATGCGATTGCGGCAGCGGTTAGAGCATCTTTTTCTTCCGAGGTTGGGAATCTAGCATCGCTAGACTGCGCTAATCCAGCGGTAAAATAAGATTTCTCTTGGGCTCTGGTTGTATATCTGGTGCCAACGCCAACTTGAGAGGTTTCTTGTGCGTCATCATCATTAACTAAAGAAGCTTGCTTATCTCTTATCTTTTTGTAATCAGTCATTTTTATACCTTTTATATAATTTTATAAATAAATCAATCTGTTATTCTTGTTTCGCCTTCATCGGTTATTCTGATCTCATCCTCATCGGTTATTCTGACGCTCACGTCTACGGGAGGCGGAGGAATATTATCTGAAGAGATAACGCTATAAACCAAGGACTTAACAACATGTTTTATTGTTTTAGAAAAACAACTCATTATATGATCTCTAACTTAGACAAACATTTACTTTGGATGCGCCAGTTGAGCCATTGAGTCTAGCTCTCACATAATAACCAGCCCCAGCATAATCAAATTTTTCTAAAGAATTTTGCAAAAAAGCAGTTGGAGTTCCATCTGTTTTTGTTGGCACAACCCATTGTCCTCCATCTCTTTTAACTTCTATCGTTACAGTGCCTCCACCAAATCCTACTGCGTCAATTAACAAACTTTTACAAGCTCCATCTGACTTCCATGCATCTCCAATCGTATCAATATTTACTTCGCTCAATAATGTAATCATATTTTTCACCTATTTTTTATACCTGTTTTTCCCCAAAAAAAAGCCAACCCACAATCAAATGATTATGAATTGGCTTGCTTGCTATTTTTAATTTTGCTTGCTTGCTATTCTTTTTTGTTCAATAATAAAACGCTTTGCGGATCACTCCCTTTGAGATTAGTTTTTAACACATATTCCTTTATTATACCTTTTTTTGTTACAAAATATATAATAATTGGTAATTGATCGGCATTGAGCTTCAATTGATTTGGTTTAATCGACACAATAAAGCCTAAGCTGGATCATAAGGAACAGTTTGCCATCCAACATTTACATTAAATGCCATTACATCTTCGATAGTATCTAATGCCGCAAGATTGGTTGCTAGAATTTCTTTATTTATACGAGACAAATATTGCAACATCTGCATTAAAGAAATAATGTCTTTTAATTGAGCTAATGTTAAAGAAATTGGTGTATTAAAATTATTTCTCACGGTATATCCGGTAGGAACTTCTCCGACATTAGTAAACAAATATAGATCATCAAACAAAATATTATACATTGATGAATCATAAATATTTGCTCCATAAACCACACCCCCTCTAACCGTTGCATTATATTTGTTTTCTAGTTCTGTTTGTTTTATTAACTTTGCTGAAGAAACGTCTTGCGGAGTAGAAATATATAGCTCATAAGCTGCGATATAAATATCTTTGTTTGATATGTACGATTCAATAATTTCATTGGGCATTTCAAATCTCTTTTCCGTGATGCCATCAGTCGCGACATATAAACTACCTTGGACATACCATTGCTGATTCATCCCGCTCGGGAGAGAATATTCTGGTTCTTGCGTAATAAAAAATGATAACGGAATTCTATAATTATCAAAATAAATATCATTATCGGGACTATGTCTAAATTCACTCATTTGTTCACCTCTTTGTTAAAGTTTCATCATTATATTCATGTATAACGTTTTTTGTCTCATGTCTATTGCCACTCCTTCTCCAGTTGATCCAGATTGCACTTCAGTTAAAGAGAAGCCACTACCCCCTTGAATCCCAGTAGACGAACCTACTGTTGCCTGGGCCGTATGAGTATGGGCTGGTACGTTATTTATGCTTAATTGCAGCTTTTCGTTTCCTGCACTTGTTCCTAGATCATATCCATTTGGAACCGCCGTAGCAAAAACTTTCCAAGCGTTAGGAAGTAATCCTATTTTTTTATGAGCGTCCCAATCTGCTTGTGCGCTAACCCCTCTCCCACCAGGCAACACAGGACAACTTCCGTTCCACATATTATTCCAATGCATTTTAAATAATTGCTCACAATCTGCATTTGCTCTAACGTTTGCCCCAGATAAAGCGTCTCCAATATAATAATCACCATAATTTCCTGCGGCAAACATAATCCATCCCGTTGGTGGAGCGTTTTTTATTGTCCAGCACCAATCTCCAGTGGTAAAAACATTATCTTGGTATTTATGCGAATAAAGCTCAAAAGCATTTATATTTGCATTAAATATTAACTCTCCATGCTCTCCTAACACTAAATCGCCAGCCCCTAAAGGAGTAATTCCGTCCTCTTTAACTATGTTTTTAATCCCTAAAGAATTTACATTGATTGTTGCTGATCCGGTATTAGTATGCCCAATTCTAAATCTCACTCTAAAACCATCCATATATTGCGTTGGCGCCTGCAAAGGGGAAACGGCGGTTAAAATATAATCGTTTGCGCTCCCAGAATCAACATAAAAATCACCAACAGCCGCATACATAGCTACAGCTTTCGCAATTTGATATAAATCTCCGGCAGTCAATGTTTGTCCTGTTGACGTTATAAGGTTTTCTTCTTCTGTTGGAATATCGTTAAATTCATCGGCTGTTAAATCGTCGCCAGTTATTTTATGTGGTATGTTTCTCATGTATTTTCGCCTCTGTTGTTTATGGCTCCCAACGAAAATGTAAATTAACGTTGGCAGGTTTAAGTTTTTTAAATAAACACATCATGAAGTTTGTGTTTTTTTCAAAAGTGATTGGGAATTGTGCAGTAAAAATGTTACGCGGCTTTTCTATCCCTAAAAATGTTATAATCATCGTAAATTTAGCGGCTTTTGTTGACCCGGCCAAATAAATAGGAAATTTCATTGTAAATACGTTATATGTAGTTCCATATTCTATACGTACTCTGAAACCAAAAAACAACGCTAAGTTCAGCCAGTCTTGCTCAGTGACAATATTCATAAGCGCAAATTTAGCCACAACTTGTTTTCTTCGCTGCTCTATAGACACATCTACATTTGTTAAACATGTATCTGGTATTTGTAATGCACTTTCCCATTCATCGATCAAATTTGTAGTATTAGCAAGATCATATTCATAATTAACTTCATAAATTTTATTATGCAATCTCCCAAACTCTTTAGCATAAGCGGTAAAAAGATTTCTTAAGTTAGAGCCTTCGATATTTTTTGCCGCAAATAATCTACCGTTTGGCAAATAAGCAACGAGACAGTTAGTATTTTCTATTAACGTATTTGGCTTAAATGAATCGCTCATGTGTCTATTCCACCAAAGGTTGCTATTTCTCCATCGTTAATTAATATGTCGCCTAATGGATAGGCTAGCACAAAATTATGTACGAAACTTCCAGTAGTAGGGTCTACAGTGTAATAAATCGCTGAAGCATAGGAGTTTTTAGAAAGATTTTGGCTAACGACGGGCACTTCACTAAAAAATGCTTGCAAACTAGCTTGTATTGCTGTCTTCATTGCATCAGTATTTGGGTCTAATACGCTGAACTTAAAATGTATAGGTTTAGGTGTGGGTGCTTTTACTATTATGTCATTAGGGTCAACATGGGCCGGTTTTATGGTCAATATTTTATCTTTTACAGCGTCAACTTGCGACCCAGATGGAATTGGGTTGTTGTCGTTATCTCTCATAAAATAAACAGTTACTTGACCAACATCTGGCGTGCATTGCTCTACAAATACTCTTGTTACCCCGTTAAGTTCTTGGCACTTTGTAGTTATTTCCGCCTCACTAAAAAAAGAAATAGGGTGTTGATATGCATATAAAACCCTTTTTCTAAAATTATCGTCACTTTCTGCGTCTATCCCGCCTGTAATCCCTTCGTACTGAACAATCGCAGAAGTAGCCACGCCAGCTATATTTGATGCAAAAAACAATTCGCTCCCGTTTGCAAAATTAGCAGACAAGCCATAACTTGAAGATTTAACATCAAGGCTCACAAATGTGGCTGTTGCAATTATTGTGCCTGTCGCAGGAGTTGCAGGAGTATTTAAAATTTCATAAGTAAAAGATACACCAGAAGTAACGACGATTTGAAACGAACCGTTATACCCAATTTCATTAGCTCCGCTTAAAGTAATGGTGTTGCCATTTGCGAAATAATGATCACTAACTGTTGTTGCCGTTACAGTATTACCACTTCTTGTTAAAGATATCACCGAAATATTTTGCGTTTGTATGGTTTTTTCTTGCTGAGTAATAAAAATAACTCCACTGCTTGATTGTAATTGAGTGTTAATTGGTATTACCGAGCCAGCAGAACCGATAGCTGTTATTTTTCCTGATGACTGAGTAGCAGGAAGTCTAAATACATTTTTATACGAACCCCACCGATCTAAATAATCACCCGTAGCCGTATCAGGAAACATTTGTTTTTCTAGTTCTTGAATCTTTTTATAAGAATCGTAAATACCAGCGGCGTAACCAATTGACAATGCGCGCAAATAAGCATTTCTCAGCCAGGGATCACTTTGAGGTAATTCGGAGGCAACGTCAGTATCAACCTTGTCAACAATTTCTTGTCTATCATTTGGATATATTATAGGCATTTTTTATCTCTTTAAAATAAATTTGTATTTTGCCAAAATTGGAAAGAATTACTAATTGTTTTGTTTTGACTTATCGCTATATCAATTTGTATTTCAATACCATCAACAATAAAGCTCGTGTTTATAGTAATATTTTTTGCGTAATTATCTTCCAGCAACCATTGCAATCCGTCTGCTACATATGTTTTTGATAGTCCCAAAACAATATTATCTTTGCGAGCCTGCTCTAATAACCAAAGCTTTGACCCTATTTCATAATTACCATAACCTAACACTGTATTGCCCCACCATCCACGCCTTGTTTCTGGGGCGGGCATCTCACTTGGGGCGGCTCTTTTCTCACAAAATATAGACATGAACAACGCTGTTTCGAGCCCATTTGTTAGTTTAAAATCGCCGTTCTCTAGGCTAAAATCATAATACCCTTTGTCGTTATTAAGTAAAGCATCTGCCATGGTTTAAACCTATTAATTGCTTGTATTATTAGTGCTTCCGCTTGTAATCGTTCCGGTTGTTCCTCCGACCGTAACTTGATCGCCAACTCGGGCCACTGCCGCACCACCTTCGCCAAAGTTAAATTTACCATTACCCTGGAAAACTCCGCTTGAGCCGAATCCAAAAGAAAAACTACCGCTAGCAAAAGTCATTGCTGGAGAGGTTAGTTTAAAATCTTGCGTTTCTATGTTTATTTTATTTGCTTTTATATTGAACTCATCAGCCACATTTATTATAAGTTTACCTTTTGACTCTATCTGTATATCTCCATTAGCTAAAAATTTAACGTAACTCCCCGACGAAGGACTACCAACAACAACCTCACCATCTTTTAAACCTTTAAATCTTTCTTGTTGTGAATATTGTATTCCAGCCAAATTAGCTTCATTTCCTCCAACGGCAAACAAAAGAGTCATTGTCCCAGCAGGAGCTTTGGCAGCAAACCCATATGGATAAACATTTTCAGCCGGTGAAACTTTTCCATTTATATGTTTGACCTGACAGTTAGAAATCGAACCATTATCTTGCCCGGGCAATGTTACTATTCCTCTTTTTGTCGAGTTAGTTATTTGATTTTGTAAATGTTTCATTTTCAAGCCTTTTGATAAGGGGTTAAGTCAGAAACAACACCACCATCAATATTTTTACCAGCTGCAGTCTTCTTTTTGTTTTTATATTTAACTCCTTGCATAATATCAACTGAATATCCGTCTTTATCAATTAATTCTAACGTTGTCGTACTACCGCTATCTATTCCATAAGTAAATTTTACAGATTTTATTAAGAGTAATTGCGAGTCTATATCGCAATATTCATCTTTCACAGTAACTAACATGTTTGGCTGCCAAATTATTTTAGGATCGTTTATTGGCGAAAAACCTTGTACGGTTACAGTGTAATTAAACCCAGTAGCTCTTCTATAGTTAGCCTCCCATTCTGCCTTATCTTGCAACGATTGACTGTCGTTTTCCGAATCGCAATGCTGCATCATGTTATAAATTCTCGTATGGCGGATATCTTTGTCATAAGATATCGCCTTCATGGAGATCATTTTTTCGTTATCTATTTCAGAATCACTAGAGTTATCCTCTTCTTCTGATGCTCCTAAATTTCCACCATTCTGTTGATAAGGAGCTAAATTTGTAACAACTCCTCCAGTAGCCGAGCTAACAGGGTTCTGCTGTGATAGCATAATGTATTTGTAAAACCTCTTAACATCATTATATGTAACACTTGCGGTTAAAATAGTGCTTTGTTTCTTTGCGCTAGAAGTTAAAACAGTTTTTATTTTGTCTTTCTCTTCTGGAACTCGCGTTAAAACAATGTTCCCATCGCCATCGGACATTATTAATACTTGTCTTTTTTTTGCATATTTTTCAATGAAATCAAAAGCCGTCTGTCCTATTTGTGGTGAAATATTCCCAAGATCAGACACGCCAAAAACCGCCAAGTCTTTTACATTATTCTTAACTTTAATATCCGCATCTAATCCCAACGAACCTAAAACTTTTGTTATTATTTCTGGCAAACTTACTCCTGCTGAAAACGATAAATCAGAACCGACAGTATCGTCTACAATATCGCATGTTTTGTCTCTACCTGAGATTGATATTTGATGCCCAGTGGAATCATAACTAATGTTAATTTGCTCAACAAATCCCGTTATAAAAGGTTTTTTATTCACCAACACTCTACATTTACTTTTGTTTTTTATCGGGAATTTTTGCAATGATTTTAAAGATGAAATAGTAAACTCATAAATCCCACTAATGTGATCCATTGCTTTGCTTGCTGTGGCGCTAGTAAAACCAGTATAAGGTTTTCCATTTATTTCAAGCACGATTTCGTTTTTAACCGCTTTACTATCGTTTATTCCGGGGATTTTCATTGAGCATCTCCGGTTAATATTTTGATATCTCCGCTTATTTGTGTGACATCAATGATGTTGTTTAGCGCTATGATTTCGTCTTCATTGTCAAACCCTGCGTAATATTGATAAAGCAAAACAGACAAGGGGATTTTTGGCGTATTAATGTTTATTACTTTGCTAACGTTTACGTTCAAATCGTTAAAATATTTTTTCACAGAATTACGCAAAACTTCTAGTCTACGTAAAACATCAGCAGTTAAAACATTATTTTTCATTAAATATTGATATTTTTCTTCAAGATCAATTTGTTTCTGCTCTATTTGCTGATCGTCTAAATATTCCATTTCAACGGCATTTAGATACATAGCCATCAATAATTTAGTATTAACATAACTGTTATACACTTTTCTATTTGTAACCCTTTCCACCCTCTCTGCCGTGGTTTGCTTAACTGGAATGTCGTTTGAGCCAAAATAATAAGCAGAAGCGTTTAACAAATAACTAGCATTTGCAGTTTGTCCAAGGTTGTTATAAGAATCAAGCAAATCTGAAACAGCAACTTCAAAATTCACATTGTTTTGCAATAATAAATATTTGTTTTCTCTAAAATCTTTACTTTTTACAGAAAAATCATTCCATGCGTTATCGGCTAATACCACGGGCTTAGTCGGCTGCAGAGAATTATTTAAAGCGTCACATTTTTTCCCAGTGTCTACAATATTATGTTTGAAACTATTTGAAAGCCCTGTTGCTAAAAATCCTGCGGCATAGGGTGCAATTTCATTAGCGATGCTTGCTATCGTCCCCAGGCTTCCTTCTGCTGAGACAGGGAAGATGTCTAATTGAGATTCCTCAAAAGTTATTTTGAAAGAGCACTCCCCAAGCGAAGTTAAATTTTCGCTTACGGTATAATCTTTAACTGTAACCGGCACCATCCCATAAAACGGATGGGTTAAAATTCCCTTGCCTTCCATTTGTAATACTAAAACTAAAGCTTCCCTTCGAATAAGATAATCGTCATCACCGGTTATTATCGCTTCAATATCAAAAGTTCTTAAATTTTCTCCCAAATCCTCAACAAATCTATATTTTTTATTTGGGTATTCGAACGTGTGCGTTTTTCTTCCTTGCTTCATTTCGCTCGAATCTACATAGAATGGGACTCCGTTATACGTTGCCACAAATAATTGGTTAAGTAATGACATGTTAAGCCCCCACCGTAGAAGCGCCTAAATTTGCGCTAAATGTAGACTTGCCAATGTATTGCTTACCATCCCCTAAATCAGCACGCAAATCAATGCTACTAGGAGCGCCAATCTCTATATAATGCGTGTGTGATGTGCTTCCTCCACCCAAAATAGTATTTGCAACATTATTTATTTTCAAGTCCTCAAGTCCGCTTTGCATTCCGTTCCTCACCATTCCTTGAGCTTCTTTCCATCTCCCAGAAGTAGCCATGTGAGCATATTCTTTAGCTTCTCCAGGAATAGATGCCCAGGGAACATTTTTTACAGCTGTGTATGCTTGCGCTGCAAGAACAAGAGCTGTTAACGTTGCTATTGCTGCTGGATTTTGTGTTATCGCGGCCAAAGCAAGATCACAAGCCCCAATTGCTTTCGCTGCTACGGATAATGCAGCACCAATTGCAACTATATAGCCTCCCATTTTCAAAAGGCCATCATTAGCAGCCAACCAATTCTCGAATTTCGGTTCCAACTCATCCATGTTATCGGATAAATCTTTTAATTTATCATTAACTTTGAAAACCTTCATAAATGCTTCGCCAAAATCAGCAGAAAGCACCCTTGTCGCGTTATGGATTCTCTCCATTGAAGTCCCGGAAGTAAGAAGCATTTTTTGATATGCATTATAAAAATCACTTCCTTTTTTTGTCATGCTCTCTAATACAGGCTCCATCAATTTAAAGTCAATTTTTTTACCAGCTAATTTATTCCATCCAGCATCGCTTAAATTGTAAAACTTTTTGAATGAATCAATCAAAGGGATTCCTTCTTTAGCCATTTTCCCTAAAATACGAGTTTGAGCATATCCAAGAGACCTCATGCGTATAAAAGCCCCAGATATTTCATTTACGTCTTTCCCTGAAACTACTGCAAACATAGACATTTGTTGTAGTTTTTCATTTATTTTGTCCATTCCATATCCGGCAGCCATTAACCCTGTAGCTGTAGAGGTTAAATCTTCAGGAGATAAACCAGTGGTCATGGACATCTGCTTAACCATGGAAAAAACTTTCGCAGCATTTGAGGCAGAACCAGCCACCGCTTCAAGCTTTATTTGCATTTTTTGAAATTCATCAGCATTTTTTGCAGCATAAAAAGCGACTCCCGCAAGAGGGGCAACGAAATATTTTAACATCCCCGTTCCTATTTTCGAGGCTGTTTTGCTAAATTTAGAGAGTTTAGAATTAACTTTTTCTGTTTTTTTCTCGAATTTTTCCAAAGAATCAACCATTTTCTTTACTGCTGGCGAAAATTGGTCGATTGCCTTGAAAATATATGCTATGTCGTAATTGCTCATTTTTTAGAGGTTTTGTTATGCTGTTTGTTTAATGCTTTATTTATTTTTTCTGCACTATTTTTAAGGTTTAATATTTCGGGAATAGGCATTGTTTCTTTTTGATTATGCTGCACGCCGCCTTTATAAAAAACCATTAAATTGTCAAACGTAAAATTTATTTCTTCTTCGCTGAGGAGATCGTATCGGACGGTAACAAAAAATTTGTCACGTAATCTCCTATCAGACGTGAAGCTTCGCGAGAATCCAACATTTCAAACAAACTTGAGGTCAATGGTTCTTTGCCATCAATCAAACAAATTCCATCTGACAATATTAATTCTTGAAATTTATCCACGAAAATATCAATTTGCTCTTGGCTACAAGCCCCCGAAATTAGCATGAAAAAGCTTTGTCCATCTTGCGCATCACTTTCTTTCTTGCCTTCTTTGGCTTCTTTTTTTTCCTTTTCTAGTCTGGCTTTTTTTTCTTCTTCGGCTTCAGGTTTCTTTTCATTGTTAATTTTTATGAATGCAGCCATCACAATGGAGCTTAATTTGCTTGCTAAAGATAGTAAGCGGGTATTAGGCGCACGCAATAACAATCGTTTAGCAGTGATTCCAGCTTTGTTTTCGCTAGAATAAATTAATTGATCTTGCAGTATAAAATCAAACTCTTTCTTTAGCATTTTAAGCCCCTTGTTTATGTTGGATAAATAAATTTATTAACTTAGTTATTAGCTTAGCGAATCACACTGAAATTCAATGTCAATTTTTCCGTCAACACCAGTTGTAACTTCATATTTGTTAGTTATTCCAGCATTTGATCCGTACCTAGTAAAACCCTTGTCCGTTATGCTTAATGCATTGTCAAAGTCATTTTTAGTCCATGATAAAGCCATTTCGATGTTATAAGCTGTATCTAATAGCTGAAATTTAACGTCTGAAAATTGCGTAGTAACGTCAATAGATGAAACGCGTTCTATGGAACCTCCACCACCAGTTTGTGTTCTAACTTTTTTTTCTGGCGTTCCTTCTGTGAATGTAAGCGTTCCAGCCACATAACCAATGACAACGTTATTAACCATTAGTGTAGGTGTTGACAAACTTTGTTGTATAGCCATTTTTTAAACCCTCGAAATATATTAATTGTTTGCGGAAAACGAAACTTGCATTGTCATTCTTATAGCGCGCAATTGCGTTACAATTGGCAACAACATGCTAACACTTGCTAAACCTTGCTCTAAGTCGAGCTCGACCACCAAATTGTTTTTAAAGTATGTTAACCAATCAATCCCAGTCTGTGGGTCTTTACCAATGCGCACTAAAGCAACATTACTAAGGTCAACATATAATCCAGTTAAGAACGCCGCTATTATTTGTTCGTTGGCCATGCTGTATCCTGGCTTGACATCCCCAGAAGTTAAACGGCTTTGGTCAAATCTTGCTCTTAGATTCACATAAAAATATTCACGGCAAGTAACCTCGGTATCTACGTATTCCAGATACTTAAAGCTTACGTCCTCATCTCCTGCGTGGTCTGTTTTATAAGTGGTAAGAGTTGTGCCCAACACTATTTGAGTGTTAGCAATGTTATTGCCAAGGACAGTTGCGCCAGCGGTGGTTAAGTCTGATAATTCATCATCGGTAAAGTTTTTACCAGTCTCTTCTAGCGGTAAAGTTGGAATTACAGTATTGAAATACGGCAAACTTGCAATATGCATTCCACCAAAAGCGTCTTTTGAGCCATAAGTAGCAGACACATATTGAGATATATTAGCGCCATCAGTTAAACGTAGTGCGCGAATTGCTGCAAATTGCGCGGCAACGATAGTGTCAATCTCAAATATTCCAGGGGCAACATAAAAAGATGAAGGAGTATTTATTTTCTTTTCAGAAATTACAGCTAAGCATTGTGAGTTATCGGCATCAACATCTGATTCGATATTAGCCGCAGAATCAACGATGCAACAAACACCAACGCCGTCAAGTATCTTTTTATTTACGTTAAATCTTGAATCAAGAAATGTTTTAACGATTTCTTTAGCGTACGAAGGAAACACTATTGTTTGATATCTAGTGTCTCCTACTACATCAAACAAGGTTGTTAATATTGGGTTAGTTACACCACCAGCCATTCCGGTTAATACATAAGTTAACCCAGTAATTTCACCAGATATTGAAATACCAATGCTGTCTCCCCATGTCCCACCATGCACAGATGTTATCGCCACCGAACCAGTAGTGTTTACTGCGGTAACTGGAGATGTTGCATCAGCTGTTATTGCTGAGACTAAAGCATTTCCAATTGTCGTAGCGGTTGAGGCAGAAGTTACACCTATTTCATAAACATGGTTTAATTTTGGCAAATTACCTTTTGAGCCTATTGTAACAACAATTGTTCCTGTAGCCGTTGGTGTACCAGAAAACACAATGCTCCCAGCGGCTTTAACACTAGCTTCTGCATCATCAAGCGGTATAGCATCAAATCTGGAAATTTTATTATGATACTTGGCGGCTCTAATCATTGTTGCAAGCATGGAATTTTTGCCGAACAATGAATCTTGTTCGTTAGCATTTCCTATTTTCTCATATAACAACCCTGATGTTGCGCTTCCTGTGGACAGCATTTGCCCAATAAATAATAATTTTTGTTGTTCGTTTTGCGCGCGATGAGTAGCTGGCAATAAACTGATTGATATATCTGGAACTCTAATTGTCATAATATGCCTCTTTTTTAAGGTAAAGGTTGTTCGTCTAAATCTACTAATGTGTGCATCAATTCATTATTTTTAGAATTCAAATAACTATTGAAATGCAAATCTATGTCTCTAAATGCCACGCTCTCATCGTCATAGGCGCCATCATCTTTAGACAAATCGTAAACCGATTGATATCTAAATTCGTGCACATAACGCGCTACATCGTATGCATACATACTATGAGATTCAAAAGCTACTCCCGTAACAGACTGCATAGAAGAATCGCTCGGAAACTTGTAAAATAAAATACTTTTATTTATTGCGCTAAATACAGCCTCCATCCCATCCCTAATAGTCATCGCTGTTAAATATTCCGATGCTGGAGCAACCACAAAAATACTAAATGGGTCTATAACCCGAATTCTCGAATCATTTACGGCTGCTGTGCTTGTTGAAATAGCATCAGACATTGTGAACCTATCTTTGCTTGCGCTAGCGCCACCCATAATCACTACCATGTAAAACTTATTAGGATTTTGCTTAGAGTATGAATCAAAAAACCTTTCCATCGTTACATCACCAGTGATGGAAATTTCTTTGCGCAACTTTACGCTTCCTAGCGCTGGGCTTTCTGGCGCGCTTTTAATCTTAAAAGTAAAACTATAATCATCAATGATTGAATCGACTATATGCAATCCGTTATAGCCATGAGTTATATCTTCAATCATTTTTATATCGCCGGTAGCTGGCGTAATTGGATTGCCGGAAACCTCGAAAATAAAGCTACGTCTATTTGGCACACCTTTTAATTTGTGCGCCCCGTTATATGCGTTTTGCACGGCGCCATTTAACGTAATGGTCTCCTGCCAACCCAATGTTAAGTCATGGTTGCTCATGGTCGTAGCAAGAGCTAAGTTACCGTCTCTATTAATTGACTCAATCGTTATTGGAGTTAAAGCCCCACTTATAAAAACATCTACACCAATTTTCAAATTATGTTTAGTAGCGCAAACACATGTAACCACTCCATTAACGCAAGTCAAAGAAGTAACATTAAGTTCATCACAAAACAAACTTGTGTGTCTTGGTATTACTTGCCGTAATCTGTTAATTACATCAGTTGCTTTCATTTTTTAATCGCCTGATTAATCGCATTCTCAAATTTACGCTGAATGTCCATTTGATTCTTTTTGTATGCTGCACTCAAAAAGGGTCTGGGTTTAATATTTTTTGATCCTTGACCAGTCATTGAGCCTAAATCGCCATATTCCAAATATTTTGCATAACTTGCATCAGCTCTTGATAAATCAATTCCGAACGACATTTGATCACCACCGCTAACTGTAAAATTTATACTCTTTCTTAGTTTTCCCGTTACAACCGCTGGAGCCTCACCAGGGGCAGAAGCTGTATAATATTTAGGCTTTTTAAGCCTTCCACTTGCTCCAGAATACTTTTTATATTGCCTGCCACTCTTTGGCTGTTTATTTATCTCGTCCTTAGCATCCTTAACTAAGGTTTTCCCGATCTCGTAAAATGTTTTTCTTACCGCCTGTTTTTCAACATTAGCCAAATTTTTTATATTTAACACTATATGTGCAACATTAGCTTTTGGTGTTAATGAAAACATATTTTATGCCTCATTAGCTGGCATTAACTGAGAACCCCTTAAATTACAATGCAAAATCTGAAATCTTTTTTCCTCGTTTAAATCTTCCACTTTTACTATGTCGTAATAATTATTTTTATATGAAACCCAGTATTCTTGCGTTACAAATGGTAAATATCTAATCAACAACTTGTGAGTTATCGTCTTGTCCATGTTTACGGAGTCGAAAATAACTACCCCGACAACTGTTTCAATCGACGCCCACACAACAATTTTTTTCTTAAAGTCTAAACTATAATTACCAGTATCATCCGTTGGTGCCTTTATCGATCTATCATAAATCGCCACACGATGGGTCATGTCCCCAATATTAGGCATTACGTACTTTCTATGCTTATAAATAAGTTGCGGCATTTAGAGACACCACTTTAAAGTGTTTAAAATAGCCATCCTTAACCATAGACGGTATTTCATCAACTGGACAATTACCTTTGTTCTCAAATAACCAGCTAACATGCTGACACAATAACAATCTTAACGCTGCAGGAACACTGTTTTTTGTTTCTCCGTAACCTGCAGTAAATTCAATTTGTATGCAATTTTGCTGATCAATTACATCGTCCGGAAACTGCTGGTCATTCTTGATAATAATTTTACTGTATGGATCGCTTACTTTTACGTAATAGCATTCCATGGGAACGTCAACCAATACATTGTCAAAATTCATATACTTGAAAGAATTAACCACAGCATTAGTGCCGCGCTTTAATTCAAAAAATTCTAGCGGTGAATCTCTGAACGTTCTCCACTTCTGATTAATAAAACTTCTATTTGTAAATCTTTCGGCCGCATCAACCGCTGCATCAATGAGTAAATTAATATAATTTTCTTGGCATTCGTCCATAAAATCTATTTTCAAGTGCGATTTCAAATCAGCCACATCTATTGGACGTACAGTCCTAGCCAAAATAGGCAAATATGTATAAGCCCTTGCTTTATACATCGTTTGATTATAGTTGGATGTGAAGCCCAAGCTCATCGTATTATGTCCTGCACTATGTTTATTGTGTTGGTCTCAACCACCATATCAAACGTTTCTTTTATAACCACCTCTTGCACTACAGCGCCCCATTCAATCTGTAAAGCCATATAATAAATTCCCGCCAATAAAGTCGTATTTAAAGCGGTTAACGCCACCCTTATATTCCCCGTGGCAGGCTCATTAACTGTTACGCCATTACCCAAGCTCTTAGAGATTTTAGCCGCCGTATCAGCGTCTGTTTCATTAACTTTAACCATAAACTTAATGGCGGTTGCCTCGGCTAAATTACTAATGAGTGAACCATTAGTGTCTTGCACCGTAAACAACAAATTAATAGAGTTTGCAGCTTTGATTTTCATTGCGCAGCTACCGCTTTAACTTCCGCAATTAACGGATAAACCACAAGCACAACCACAGCGTTAGATTGAACCCCACCAGTCATTAAAGACAATGGATTCATAGCTTCACCGTTTTATAAGTGGTGACTTTCCCAAGAACTTCGGTAGACGTCATCAAGTAAGTTTCTAATACGTTTTGATCGGTGCCAACGCTTGCAGAATCTGAATAAATTCTAATCCTGCTGGATATCAAAACGTTATTAGCGGAATAAACAGGCTGATCTATATAAACATTACTATACATAGACTTAGTAACGTCCAATAATTCAGCCATATTTATATTTGCCTCTATAGGGTCTGCCGCAACTGTTATACTCTCAACCTTACCTCTATAACCAGCAACTTCCACCGTTGGATAAAAAGTCCCAGTCGCATAACTGTGTGTAAATGGGCTATTTTCCAACGATGAAGCGTCGCCATTCGCTGGATTAAAAACTATAGAACACAAATGATCGCCAGTTATAATGTCTTTGATATTAAATGTAACAGTTACGCTCATGTTTATGTCTCTTTTTTAGGACGACCACGTTGCTTTTGCTTATACGATATTTCAAGCATTTTGTGTTCAGCATCGAAGATTTTTGCATCTTTGGGCTTGGATATTTCTTCAGCCAAACCCAAATCAATTAATTTCAAAGCATCTTCATCGCTTAAATCAGTAATTTGATTAATATGAAATGATGCCATGTTGCCTTCTATTTTTTCCACAAAATATGTTAAGCATTTAATCTTCATAAAATAGTATTACCTTAAGTTAAAGAATCAACTCCAACGCTTACTGGTCTACCTAATATAGCAGCAGCATATAATTCGCCAGTTGCTCCGCCAGTAGTAACTATGCTTAATTTGACATAACGCTTTTTACCGTTATATCCAATTTTTTTAAATACCCCATTTTGCGGAGCGACCAGAATAGCATCAGCTATTGACCCCAAAATAAAATCTGTGGGTACCGCCTCGGCATCAGCCAAAAGAGCGTCATCGCCATGCTGAAGCATTGGAGTAAATGTACCAGCAGATAGGGTGTCAGCGTGGATAACATATTCTAAGCCCTCAAATCCATTAGTATCATTAATTACACCATGGATAGTAGTGTCACTCGTTACATTTTGAGGAGCAATTGATTGTTGTGGGGCTAAAAGTGTGTGTAAATCTATTTGTGCCATTTTTAATTACCTCTATTATTTTAAATTAAATCAAACCCCACCATTTTTCAGGTGGGGATGTTTTCCTGTTATCTATATTAAGCGTGACATTGCAATTTTTTGATTGCTTCTGCTTTAACGACATTGCCGCCCATATATTTATGGAAGAAGAACTTAATTATTCTCCCACTTGCAGCTGTAACTTCATCGCGGATTAAATACATGCCAAAACGGTCAACGATTCTATAGGCTTCTTTGAAATCTCCAAGAGCTACAGGAAATTTATTAGCCCCAATATCGTCCATATCGATTACGCTAACATATGGGAGACCACATAATTTTGACGGAACTCCTTCGCCCACCGAACCTTCTTGCCACAAATATTGTCCAATAGTGTTTTTAAGGGTAGATAAGTAAGCAATTGTGCGACGATTCAAAATAAACGTAGGGTTATATCCGACTTTCAATTCTCCAACCAACTTTTTAATAGAGTTGAAAGTAATACCTGTGGCATCTCCGGTATAAGTTATACCTACGTCGCTATTAAGCATTAAGCCATGAGGAGATTTAACGCCAGTTCCTTGCAATACGGCCAAACCTTCTGCTCTAGCATATTGTAAAGCAGTATCGCTAGTAATTTCGGCCTCCATGTCATAATAACCATTATTTAGCATTTCATATGTTATGTGATGTTCGGCGGTCAATGCGTTAGTGAAAATCTCGATATTACCGTATTTGGAGTTACTTTCTACGCTTGCTTGTGCTTCGCCTTCAAAATAAGCTGTTCCCAAAGAATTACGTACTGGGATATTGATAGACTTACTACCAATAGTAGTAACGCGACATAGTTGACGCATTGGGCTAACTTCAACGATTTTCTTAGCAATCATGCTGTCCCATTCAGGTGGGCATAAAAAACCACCGTCTACATTACTATCAGTGCGGTAATATTTACGTTCTGCATCATTAGCCATAAAACCAGCTTTAATCATGTCATTAGCCTCAGCAAACTTAAGTGATGCCTGTAATTTATCTTGAGTCATAATTGCGTCCATGAAAGACTTGTAACCATCCGACTTTACAACGGTGCCATTACCATTTGGACGATAAAATTTGGTTTCCATTTCTTCGATCTTTTTGCCCAATTCTTTCTCGGCGTTTTGCTGAGCGACAAGTTTAGTCGCTAATTCATTTTGTTTGACTTCGGCCGCGGCAAAATCACCAGACAATTTTTCGAATTTTTCTTTGTATTCTGCGCTATCTTTAGACTTTGTTTCTACGAGGGCTCGTAATTCCTCAACAACTTTGCCTACTTCTTCGTGTGTTTTAACTTCTGACATTTTTAATACCTCTATAATTGGTTTAATAGTTGCGTTAACTCTGTTAAATGAGTTAAGCCGTTATGTTTGTTGTCGATACTTTCGGACTCACTCCGAGCTTTTTCGACGAATCTTGCTGCTAAGAAAGTAGCCGCCTCTTTTGAAAACGCGCCTGACTCTCTCAGGATGTTTTCGTAATCTTTTTTAGTAATGATGTTTTGTAAATCTGTAACGCTGTAAAATTTATGCTTTCTAACGCCTTTTACTTCTGTTATTTGCGCGCTGCTATTAGCAGGCTCTCCCACAATAGAGGTTTCCCACAACCCCAGGTCTTTTAAGCATCTAACCCCGTCTGATTGATAGTCGTAATCATTGGTTGAAAATCCTATTGACATATCACTCAATACGCCTTGTTTGGCTAACTCATAAACTTCACTGCCGCGCTGTACCTTAGTGTTAACGTCCATAGTCACAAACAATCCCTTTTGATCACTCTCAATATTTTCCGGTCTAATGCCACCAATGGGTAGTTCTGATGTGTTGTGTTGGTAATAAACTTTAACTTGTCTATTCTTGTTTTTGTAATCCTGTATCGATTTATCGAATGCCCCAGCAAGGATTACATCACCTACCCTATCTACATTCCCGTAAGTAGATGCGTAACCTTTGATAACACCGAAAGGATTGCCGTTAGATAAAACACTTTTAGTTTCGCAAATTTCAAATGAAAATGTTTTATATTCAATCTTATTCTCGCTCTTCTTCGCGATCTGTTCGCTCTTTTCAGACATAGATTAGCCCTAACGGTTAATTAAATTAATGTCATCATTTTAGAACACTTATTAATCAAATGAAAGCATTTTAACTTATAAAAACAATATATTTTGCATTATTATATTTTTAGTTTATATTAGTTTATATATGGCTTTATTAGTTTATGCTGGTTTTTATTGATTGACTTTTGACGGGAAATGCTGTTAAATGAAGGTATGAATAAAATTCAATTTTATGCAAACTAATGAGAAAAAACATATGACCAGTTTATATCGTAAAATTTTATCGTTTATTATTTCTTTGCCTGCCAATAAGCAAAAACATACGTCTCCACTTTGCGCAACAGGAAAATACCTTGATAACTGGGCTTGTTATTATGGATTATCGAGGAAGACAGAAAGTGATAGCGACTTAAGAGCAAGATTAATGCAAAAAATCATAAATCCCTTAAATCATTCTTTAGAAACAAAAAACAAAAATATGGAAAACAACAAATGACCAATGAGAAAACCCGCTTCATCCGCATAGGTGAAGTTAAGCGCCTAACCACCCTTAGTATAACTACAATTAGACGCCTAGAACTACAGGGTAAATTCCCCAAGCGTCGCAAACTAGCTGAGAAAGTGGCTGCTTGGGATTATCAAGAGGTGGTGAACTGGATGGAGAGCAAGAAATAATGCCTCGTTTAATTCAAAAAACGCATGATATATTCTTATCAAACAGAATAAGAAAAATAGAACTATCCAATTTAAAAAATACTAAAACAAATGAAATAACCGGGTAAATGCGCGGAGAAAAACAATGCCAAGCAATAAACTTAGTAATCCTCCTGAGAGACTACCCTTAAATAGTATAAATAAAATTAAGACGAATGTCTGTGGATACAATAAAAGTTAACTGTAAGCTTTCTTTTAATAACGAGGACAAATAATATGAATTATAGTAATAAAACAGAAATACAAATAGGCGGAGAAGTGGTTAAATCAGTGTCGGGAGACATATCATTTTCTTCCCCTATCTCAGAAGAAAAACCTTTTCTTGTAATAGAAATACCCTTGAAAAGAAAAGAACTTATTAAGCACTTAAATCTGACCAAACAAGAACTTGAGGAGTTACTAAATGAAAAATAAGATTGAAAAGCTTAACGCTAAAATATTTAAAGCAGCTATTCATCCAAATGATTATGTTGACATAATTCTTGTTGACGGCTGCGAGGAAGAATTAACTTGCTTAAAAAAAATCTGCGATACTGTTGATAAACTGATCATAGCACATGAATATTCGCAAATGGACATTTCAGAACTAGGAAATAGAAACGTGGAAAACGCATATGAGCACTCCGACATGAATAGACGATTCAATAAACTTCAAGAGAGCATTGATATACATAGAGAGCGTTTAAGAAAGCTTGAAAAGAAAAATTTAGTTAAAGAAGAGCAAGAACAACCTGACAAAACAACTGGGCGAAAAGGTTGCTCAATTATCATGGATGACCCATTGCAGTACAAAGAGATTCTTGAAATTGCAGAAAAAAAGAGCGTGGAGAACTTAGAATTAAAAGAAAAAATATCTTTTTTCGAGGCAGAAAATGCTTTGTTAAGATCTGGACTTATATCATATCATTTATCGAGCTTGTTTTTAAAGAAAGTTAATTTTGAAGACACTGAGGAACAGAAATGGTATTTGATTAAAACAAAATCAGGTTATTTCGCAGGGCAATCTCTCTTCCCTGCCCTCCCAGGAGATATTTTAGTTTTGGATTACAAAGATGAAAATGATGAAGAAAATGTTTTTGAAGGAGTTTTTTATAATGAAGATATAATTTCTATATGGGAACTTCCAAATGACCACGATTAAAGATGTAAAACACGATTTGCACCGGTTTTGCAATAATAAATTCTACGAAACACCTAATCTTAATTTTACGGAATTATCGCGCATTTTATTTGATATTTGCGATCAAATAGAAGTAACGCAAGACAAATTGTTGTTGTCTGAAAAAGAAAAAGATCAATCTGTTAATCCATCCCCAAGAAAAGAACCATTAGCTTTCGCATATAAATCAAATAAATATCAACCTACGGATCACGAGCAACATATTGAAAATTTACAAAAAGAGATAGTTAAATTATACAATCAAATGGAATCTATAAGTTACAAAGATATAGTTACCATGAATTTAAGATCATGGGGTTTTTTTGAGGCAATCAAACATTGGTTGAAAGTTAAAAAATGAAAATTATAATTACAATCTCATTATTAGCATCAATATTCGCGTTTATTTTCATCTCATCTTATACCAATTGTTACTTTTCTCCCCGTTTGACTAATGGGTATACCTCAAGATGTTATCCTTCCGCAATAACCAAAATCAAAATAGATCAATACGCATTATGATGGGGAGCAAATGAAAAAATATTATTACGTTTTATGCGACGAATTTGGTACTTATAGAATATTTTTCTCAGAAGAAAAGGCAAGAGAAGCCAAAACAAAGTTAAAACTAGAGGATTGCGCAGTATATCAACTTGAATTAAATAAAATTTATTATGACATCAACGCAATTCATTATGGGTACAGAGAAAAGGTGAGCGAATGACCGACAAAATCAAATCCTTGGAAATAATACAGCGCACATCTTATTCATTTGATGTGTTCAATGAAGCAACAGGAGATTTTTGCAAAAACTCAAATGAAGCATTGCTTGTTATAGCAAGGAAAATTAATGAAATGATTCAAAAATCAGAGGATAGAAGCAGAACAGGACAACGTGAGAGATAATTTGACTAATGTATTTACATTCATAAAAGAGAGAAAATAAACAAATGAAAGATATTGCTTTTTGGAAGGAATATTGGAAAGAAAATTCTATTGGAAAAAGTATCCATAATGTAGATGATGCTGAAAACAGTTTAAAACTTATGAACTCAAAATCCTCAAAAGAGATATTGGAAAAAGTTCAAATGATGCTAACCAATATTGAAAACTTAAAAGCAGAACTGGATAGAACCAATAAATTACTTATGAGCAAAGAAAGCATTTGGAAATCTTATGCTTAATATTTGTTTATTATTCCAAGCTCTCCACTGATTCGCACCTACAATTCATGATGTTTTCATCGCTGGCGCCTAAATCATCATCTCTGGGTTCCATTAACTCCTCGCCATCCACAACAAAAGGCTCATCATAATTCACTTCTTGCCCGTCGGCGTCCGCATGAGCTGGTCTTGTATGCTCGTCTAATATTGCAATCCACGTTTTAGTCATTTTATAATCAGCTATTGTTGTTCCGTCCTCAAACTCCGCATCCGTATCTTGTAGCGCGTCTATTTCGCTCGATTTTCCATCATCAGCCGCAATCCCTGTTTCCATAGCTGAAATCAAATCAAGTCTTCCTTCGCTTGTTTCCTCAAATTTATTAGAGATATTCTCGGCTATATCGCTATGAGACAATACAATCCCTGTCAGAGCTGCACCTACTATTGCTTCTTTGATGTAGTCGGAAAAGTTATTGCTAGTAGTATCTGCTATCGAATCAGCTGCAAAGTCGCTTCTTTCATCCGCATCGTTTTCAATATCGTCGGCGATTATCGCATCAAGCTTGTAATCGTTTTTAACGGGCTTAAATCCATCGCGAAGGTTGGTTGAGGTCTGCGTTGCGGTGTCAATATAATGGTCGTTTATTATGCCTTTTACGGCCTCCCTGTGCTTATTAAAACTAGGTAGCTTCCCAGTGTTGGAGTATGCTTTTTTAACTTGCGCTCCTACCTGCTTAAAGTGAGGTTTGAGGGTTTTTTTTAACTTTTGTTCTTGCGCTAACTTAAAAGCAAGCATTGACGCAGCAGCTAAGTGCTTGTCCTTTTTGGTGACATTATGACTATCTTTTGCATCATTTGCCATACGCTTATGTAAGCTTACGCTTATCTGCTATCTTGTTTATTTCTTCGTCCGTGAAAACCCTATTACCATCAGCGTCGACTTTGGCTTGTAATACGCTAACAAATCTAGCCCTAGATGTTTTATTACTAGATCCTAGTTTTTCATCATTTCCACCAACATTATCTAACGCCGGCAGATCATCATAATTAGGCAATATACTTTCGTCGTCTGGATCGGTAGCCATAGGAATCTGCGAAGATTGACCATAGATAGCATTACCTCCAACTAGCGGATCAGCCCCAACCTTAGCGCGTAATTGATTAATGGTGAATATTCCCATATCTTTAAGCACCTTCAGTTGCTCGTTCCGTCTTGGTTCGAGCGCAATAATATCTCCCTCATCGTAAGTCAAAATCAAATTATCATTATTCCCATAACGAGGCAAAAGAAAGTTCGAAAGCTCATTAAAAATTCTATTAGCGATAGGCAATACGGCGTTATCATAAAACATAAGCATAGAGCGCGTAACGTTATCAAGAGTCATGGTTTCGGTATTTACCAAAGCCAATGGTATCTTGAGATTTTTGTAAATGGCATTAGCAACCTCCTTTTTAAGCTCCAAGAAATCCATGTCCTTATTGCTCATTGATTGATTATCGTATTTAAAGCCTCCATTTAAAAACATCACCCTCCCTGCATTGCTAGAGCCGCTATGTGCTCTCTCTATCTGTTCTTGTATCTTCGCAGCAATATCATCATCAACCGGTGGATCAAGCGTTAAAATACCGCTAGTAGTGGCGCCACGTTCTAGCACTGATAGATTATGCCTGTTAGCACTTTGGTGTTGGTTGATCTCGTAATAAATAGGATTTAACGGCGACATGCCGTAGATGTTGCCTTGTATGGTGGTAGGGTTGTAATGCTTAATATGCCATATTTCAGAAGTTTTAGCAGGGTTATAATATCGAAATCTATTATTCACTTCATTGCGATTATAAGTGTACGTGCCCCAATACAACGTGGTCATCATGGTTTGCACAAAACCATCTGACCCGGGAATAAGACTAACTGCTTGTGAAGGATAACAATACAATTCTTTGGGTGGGGCTCCAGGCTTGCCAGAAGCCACACAATACGCATCTCCTGTGACCAAAAAAAAACTAACCATAGCGTAAATGAATTCTTCCCAGGAAATATCAGCATTTGGAAGCTTTAACAAATCAAGGAGTGGGTGTTTTTTAACCCAAATTTCTTGTTCTTTATCATAAATCTTTGGCGGCATTGCTGATATTGCCGTAGCTATCATATCAATAGCATTATAAAGCGGGGAGCATTTGCTATAATAACTTACTGCCAAAACCTTGGTTATGAGATAGTTTTGTGAATTGGAATAGTAATCATATAAATTGCCAAAATCCCATGCTGTATCTAAAGGTGAGGCGCTCTTTTTTTCTTGTTTTTTGCTGAAAAACTTATTTAGTAGTTTCATGTTTTGATTGTCACATTCTTATAAAAGAAACTGAAGGGGTTATATTTTGTCGTTCATTATTAAGTATTATAGCTAATGCGTCACAATTTGAAACGAGAAATTTATTTGCATAATATACACCATCTTTGTCAACAGTTATATTATAAACTTTTTGCTTTTCTATTTTGCCAGTTAAGCTTTCCCGCACAAACTCTTCCACAAGTGTTGCCGCCTTTGTTTCCTCCAAAAATCTTTTTTTCAAAAGATCGAGAGCAAATACAACATTTTGCTTGTATGATTTTATTTTTAAACTTATAGCACCACTTTTGATAGCATGATGACGAACAAAATCTTCTTTCGAGATTCTTTGCCTTACGCTTACTTTGAAAACTTTTTTTACAAAACTCACAAAAGTATTCTTGCTTTTTAAGCCCACCAAACACCTTTTTAGCATGTTCTCTATGCCAAGCTTTCCCCTCGTCACTTCCATGCCACAATGCGGCTTTTCCTCTAATTTTTGCGAGATGCTTAAGGTGCTCTTTTGTTGTTTCTTGTCCTTTTCTCTTTTCAGCATGTAACGCCAAATGTTCGCTCCTTGAAATACGCTCCAAGTTGCTGTAGTCGTTATTAAAACAATCACCATCTTTATGATGAATAATATCATTTTTTTGTACTTTTTTGCCGCTATAAAATTCCCAAATTGCAACATGCAATCCTTTGGGACGCTTTCTGCCATCATTGGTTGTAGATTGGCTGAGATAATACCTTCCCGTCCCCATAAGTCTATATTGTTTTCCATCAAATACAATAATTTTTTGTATCGCCATAATATCAATCCCCCTAAAGACATGATATCAGCATTCGAGTTCATCATCAACGCATCAGCTCGAACAAAACCTGTTTCTCTTATGAAAAATGGGTGATTATACGTAACAATTGTGTTTTTATAATCCATCACTTCTCTAATTCCAGTGCACTCAGCTTTCAAAACTTTTCTAACGCCAAAAGGAGTGATTACGAAATCATTGCAATTTACATTTTCTATGTTTTTCATTCCCCATAATGTTGAAATTTTTGTTCCTGCGGCAAAACACACATCATCATGCTCACCGTTTGGGAAGTTCGAGCATTCTTCAATAAAAATATCCAACCAAGGGGCTCCCTCAGGCAATAGCACGTTCCCCGCCTCAATAATTGGGGTGACAGGCAATACTTTAGCTACCTTATCTTTACCGTGCGCACTAATAGGGATTACACGATTTTGATATCTGGCTATGCTTTTCATTTCGCTGATTAGCGGTGTGCCATTGGATGCATCCTCAATATACATTTTAAAAGGATTATATTTGTCTGTTTGCTCTATAAAATCACGCTTTGCTTGTGGAAATTCAACGCGTTTGCGATACATATCTAAGATGTAAAGTTTATTCCCAACTTTCTTGCCCGTAATCCCTACCGTGAAATCGTTGCTGCTTTTTATTTTAGCCGCAAAATCCCAACCGCTTACAACTTTACCTTGTGTTGGCAAATCCTCTTTGCGGTAAAATTTCCAATATTCTCGCTTTAAAATTTCTCCTTCTTGCACGCTTGGACGTTGCAAATATTGTGTAGCATATCCACGCGCACCCATCATTTCCTTAAGCTGCCTCAATGATTCCCCCTGAAACTTTGGGATATCCCAGAGTATCTGCCCTTTTTCTGCGCGAGGATCGGCATATAAATCGCTTTTGAATGCGTCCGCAGGATCATATTCGTGGGATAAGTTTATATGTACGCAGTTTTTTAATGGCAAGAATATTGTGTGATAATCATTGTGCCCTAAACGCTGTCCAATAATGGCCATTCGCATTTTAGACATCACGTCTTGTCGATTATATAGAGTTTGGCGTAAATAATCATTAACCCGCAAAAGATCAGCTGCTGAATTAGCTTGCGATACGCTCATAGCGTCATCAAATAGGATTATATCGCCTCTATGCCCTGTGGTTCCGCTACCAGTTGATATTGCTATACGATAACCTTTTTTGTTGTTTAAATAGTTTCCTTTGGTGTTCTGGTCGGACGTTAGAATAAAGTTATTGCCCCAAAAATCTTGGAACCAGTTACTTTGGATAAGATATCGACTTTTAAGAGTGTCCCTAATCGCCAAGCCTATCTCATGAGAACCAGTAAGAAATCTAACCGAGGGATCTTTAATCCAAACCCAAGCAGGAAATAGAACTGATACTACAAGGCTTTTGGCGTGGGCAGGAGGGATTGTAATGTCGAGAAGCTCTAGCTTAAACTCAAACAATGCTTGCAAATGGACGCACAAACATTCTATGTGCCAATTGTCTTGATAGGGGGTGGAATCTATTACATGCCAAGCAGCCTTTACAAATTCATAAAAAGAATTCTCATAGATCAGCTTTTCAGCGTCTCTACTCCTCTTCCTCAACTCCAAGACTGCTAAGGCTCTGTCCTGCAACGATGGCGCGCAATTCATCGTCTGTAAGTTTTGTAAAATCGACTTTTGCATTGATGTTTAATTGCCCAGAATGCTCAATTTGTGATTTTTCATAGTATCCGCGTTTTTTCCCTCGACATTTGAGATGAAATATTATAGCGGCAGGGTTTTTGTCTTGTATGAGTTCGTAAAGTTTTCCCTCAACAAAATCTACTGCTATGTTTTCTACATCGTCAATGGCCGCTTTAAATTCTGCGTCTTCCGCGTACCAGCGATAAAAAGTACATCTTTCTATATTGGCTATACGACAAGCCTTGGTAACAATCCCCATTTGGCTTTTCATCGCCTCAATCACTGCTTTTTTCCGCATAGCATTTTGATTGCCTAAAAGTTTAGCCTTTGAGATTTTTTCACCCGTTTTATTTTTGTATGTCTTATCGCGCTTCATAATTATCAAATTATGACAGTTTTTAATTAAAAATACAAATATTATTGTGGAATAACCTTAATTTTGGAATAAAGTTTTACTTATCTTAGGGGTATCTTATAGTTAATTTTTTATATAATATTAAAACATTGCTTGACTCGATAACGTATCAGTGTTATTATGTATCTATCTTAAATACATTAATTAATCACGAGGATTAAACCATGAAAATATCAGTTAAAACTTTAAACAAGAATCTTATAATTGTTGACACAGATAATCATAAAGTAAATATTCCCCATTTACAAATAACAAATTTCAATATTGGCGTCCCATCGATATCACCCGATTATTATCAATTTTGCGCTTTTGCCCCCAACAAACCGTTAATCTATATACGATTAAACGTTGACGCAGGAGCGTCATTAACAAAACAATTATTTCCTCGTCAATTTCCCTTGCGCAATCACATCAAAACTATTAAGGATTTAAATAAAAATCAATTAATCCAAATGCATTTAGATTTTTTAGAAAATGAAGGCTATATCGATGGAGAAGAATATAACACATTTGAAAAATACGCCAAAGCTAAGTTGAATTTTAAAATTAAACTTTCCCAAACCCCATTCCAAAAAGGTGATGAATATGCAGATTAATTCAGAAATAGGGCGAACATTACAAAACGCTAGAATACGCAAACAAAAAACATGCCCAATTTGTAAAAAGATTTTTATAGGAATAACCATTTCCAAAACTTGCAGCAACGCTTGTAAATGTAAATTATATAGATTTAATAAAATTAAGACAAAAAAGGAGAAAATGAAAGCATGAAATGTTTATCAATACAACAACCTTACGCGGATTTAATTGCTAATGGAATTAAAACAATAGAATGCCGATCTTGGCAAACTTCCTATCGAGGTGATATTTTGATTTGTTCCACCAAAAAACCATTTGAAGATTATTTATTGGGACATGCAATTTGTATCGTAACTATTTGTGATATCGTTGAAATGCAACGAGAACATTATAAACAAGCTTGTATAAGTAAATTATTTCCATATGCTTGGAAATTAATTAATCCGAAAAAAATAAATCCCTTCCCAATAAAAGGTCAACAAGGTTTTTTTGAATTGCCTATAAATTTAAAAGATGCTGTAATTCTATTGTAGGCAGATTGAAATTTATTTTTATAATTATTGTTACATTTCCCTAAAATTTTAGGAGCACTATACATTATCCAATTTGGGCTTTTCATTCTGTGAAAAATCATGGCGGGATGACTTGTTACACTTTGATAACCAAAGCCTTGATCTAAACAATATTGCCCAACAAAATTTGACAAGATATTCCCTATCCCTATTCCTTGATAATCTGGCAAAACAACTGTTCTATGCTCTCTTTTTGTGTTTTTTAAATGTGGATGTTGAAAATGAATATAACTAGAAAAAGCGCATGGATTGTCATTTATTAAAGCCACAAAACATTGCGCAGAATTAGATAATACACCACTCAAATAGTGATGGCTTTTAAACATTTGCCAGAGAGAACGTGAGCATTTATAGATTTCCAGTTGAATTTGAGGTCGCTGAAGACACCCCCGAAAATATTGATTGGAGCCTACATCATAATACCAATCTGGCTGAAGCCATTCGATAATATCATAATGACAACTAACCGCTACAATCTTCTTTTTATTTTTACGAATATTTTTTTGAATAGCTGCGCATCCAATTTGCGCTACATTTCTGTCTACCACTGAAGTAAATTCGTCAACAATAGTTAATTGGTTTTTCGACATTAAAATTCTAGCCATTTCAGCTCTAAATTTTTGCCCATTAGAAAGTTTATCAAAAGGCAATAACCAAGATGGAGGCGATGAAAATCCAACGTGCGACAAAGCATTTACAATATCGTTAATATCTAATTCTTTTGGGAAATCATCGAGAAAAGAAGTTTTTCCCCATTGAAATCCATTATGATAATTTTCTTCTCCAAATATTTTTTTAGATAAAATTGTTTTCCCTGCCCCAGATGCCCCAACAATCAACCCAATATTCCAATCGTCATTTAATTCCTCAATAGGTAAATCAACATTCCATTCTTTATAAAGTTTTTCTTGAGGAGGTAAATCAAACAATCCAGCTATTTTAGCTGAACGAAAAGATTCAATATAAGGAGTTTCTATTTTATAATTAAATTTTGGCATTGTTTATATTGATAAAATTTTAAGTTTTGTATATCCCATTTCCTGTAATTGCGAATAAAGTTCTTGCTGTTGTTGCTCATTTTCAACGTCAACAATAATTGCATATTTTTCATGATACGCTTCTTCAGTATCTTTTGGATCGATTTTTTCTCTAATTACTTCTAATTTCAAATCCGAATCTTTAAAGCCCACGTCTTGCAGTAAATCAATATCAAACGTAGACAACAAATCCATGTCCCATTCGCCAGTATTTTTATTACTTCTAAGCATATATTCACTGGCTTCTTCCTTGGTTAGTTCCCTGCTGGGTACGCGCACATCAATAACTTCTTCCTGTCTCCCTAACTGCCTCATAATATTCAAACGCATGTGACCGGCAAGAATGGTTTGATCGGTGTTAATTGCTGGTATTTCAGCAAGATCAAATTTAGATATTGATTTTTTTAATTCTTTGGCTTGCTTGTCTGTTAGTTGTCGAGGGTTGTTTTCGAAAGGGATTAAATCTGAAATCTTGCGTTGTTGCGTTGACCAAGTTATTTTTTTTGACATGTTAGTTTATCACGTTATTAGTATTGATAATAAATAATTTGCGTTTTTTGCGAATATAGCTCTACCCTAAAACCAAACACTTTATTAAGTGTTCTTTTAATTCGCTCGCTTCGCTCACTGCCGAAAAGAACCAAACGGCGTTTATTTCAAACCTATTATTTTTTTAATAAATTTCAAAATCAAGATTCAAAACAAGCTTTTGTTCTTCCCGCTAGATCAACTACATTTTTTAATTGTGTTTCCTGACTCCTGTCAATAAACCTTTTTTTTGAGAAAGTAAATAGAAACGATAAATATATTTTTGGAGTTGTGCAAAGTTTATACAAATTGATCAAACTTTATACAATTGTATAAAAAATGTACAGATGATTGCGCAAATTTTGTACAACTACTCGTTCGTGAAAAATTATTTCAAAACCGAGAAAAGCACCTTTTTTAATTCATCAATTGTTATTAATTCGGCTTTTTCGTTAGTCAAACGTAAAACATTAAACTTGCGAAGATTTTTCAAGTACCAATCTTTTTTGTTATCTTTAATTTTTTGCTCAAAAGAATCGTGCACATCTCCGTCTATTTCTATACATAATTTATATGGTTTTGGCAAATAAAAATCTATAATATAGAAGCTATAATCATTAAAAAACCCCTTTTGTTCAAAAAATTTTATTCCAAGTTCAAGAAGTTTATTTTTAAAAATAGACTCTGATTTAGTTGGATTGTTTTTTAATTTTGTTCTAAATTTTGACAATAATATTTGTTGATTCCCTGGAACCTTTCTTTTCAATCTTGCCATATTTTTTATTTATTCACTTTCCCCCAGTTCATGATCCATCGCTAACAGCGCTCCCGCATCATCGCCGATTATAATAAGCTTTTGCAACATATCGTTAGCTTCAAACTCCGACCTTACTTGCTCGTCTACAAACCATTGCAAAAAGGTTTGAGTAGCAAAGTCGTTGTCACTAACAGCTTGATACATGATCGCGGATATTTTATCTGTTACGCTACGCTCTAGTTCAAGTACATAGCTAGCAACACTAATACAACTATCCCACTCTTTAACCGGAGCATTGATTGGCAATATTTGAACCTTACAAAAATGTTGTAAAACATAATCAATAAGCTTTTGCGAATGACTAGCTTCATCAGACGCTTGGTCCATAAAATATTTACAAAATCCTTGTAAGCCCTTGCTTGAAAACCAGCAGGCTATTTGTTGGTATGAATTAGAGGCAAATTTCTCTACAGTTATTTGCTCGTTTATGTCGTTTAAAATTGATAGATTTAACATTGATTCTCTCCGGATATTTTAAACCGACATATTAACATAAAAAGAAATTTGCCCCTATTTTTGATATTTAATGCATAGTGATTGATTTACAAGCGATGTTTAGTTCGCCTAAAACTGTGTCATCTACACACTCTGAGTCGTGATATGAGCATCCGCTTGACATCACCATGACCGGAGGGGGCTGTCTGCATTCAGATGTGTTGTAAGGTAGCAGCTTGATGACCATGTCCGATGATGACCTTGTGAGCCCATCTACTTGTGATGATGCAGAGGTGCAAGTAGGATCTTTTGCAACATCGCAAACTTTGGCGCCATCGTACCCGCGCCCGCAGCTCTCACGACTGACAAAAAAAGATGCCCCGCGTTGCCCTCGATATGATGTATGTATACGACACTCGCTAGCTATGGTCATCATGTCTTGCTCTGCTATCATCAGCCGGACATTAAGCATTGCGCCACTTGATGATTTGGACATCACAGGCAACTGGCATTCGATTGGCAACTGCTGCAAGCCGATGCCTGGGCATCTATCAGCTTTAGCTAATGACGCTAAGCTACTAAATGCTAGCAGCTTCACTAGGTTTTTTAGTGATAGCGAATTATATACTTGTTTTAAAGTGTTTTTTATCATGTTTAGCATGTTTTTATCCTCTTGATTTAGTTAGTTAATTAATCACGGTTTTTTTAGAATCCGTGAGAAAACTATAACACACCCAGGTTAAAGCAATATGAACGTGGATAAAAAATATTTGTTAAAAGTATAAATATCTAGCAAGGGAATATTAATAAAGAGTGCAAAAAGATTAAATAGTAAAAATAGTTGACAAAGTGCAAAAGATGTTATATCATTTGCTCATAGTGTGATTGTATTGATGTAGGGCAGCAAAGGTTGATAAATTGTAAGCGCAGTATCTTACAGACTCAGAGACCACTTCGAGAATAAACGCCAAGATACAAAACCACTATAAAACAAGAGGTTTTTAACAATATTATCACTGAGGGTAAGATTATGACAAATAACGCACAAGCAACAAAAACTTTTTCAGGAATTTTCGAAGCTCAGGCTAGCGACGCGACGCAACTTTTTTCAGCGGCTGAACTACACCTAGAAAAAGATAAAAGATACTCGGCGGAAGAAGTGCTTGCAGCAATGAACGCCGCTGGATATAACACTACAGACGTAGAGATCGTATAATATAAGCAAAAGAGGTTTTTTATTAATATCAATGAGGGTAAAACAATGAACAAATATAAATATGCTTTGAAAGAAATGCCAAAATTAGCAGAGGCTTATAACTCCTTGCCGGAAAAAATGAGTTATGAGAGTTATTGCAAAATAAAAGATAAACTAGCCTTGATGCCTGATTATTTATTACTGGCTATATGCAATAGCAAAAGCATACAGTATGTGAGCCATTCAGCTTGGTTTGAGCTAAGGAGCCGTCAAAAATCATCAAGAAACGCATTTTTTGCTAAAGGAGGATAAATAAAATGGAAATACAAAAAAAGAATTACAGCGGTATGTTAGAGCGTGCTCAAAATGTTAAAAAGGGTTTTTTTGCTAAACTCTTTTACAATAAGGTTAGGGCGTCTTACCTAACACAGCTAATCGATGCGGGAGAGACCAGAGATACAAGCCTTATGTGGATTTCTGAGCGAGACTACCAAAAATTGATGGTTATGGCTAGTTATGGATTGGTGGGCAGTCATGGATAATAATAAAATAATATTTAAATTGGACGTCGCACAATTGCAAAATGCGTGTTTAAACATGAAAGGTAGATTTTTGACTACAAAAGAGCTTAAGGAGGCTAAACGCATTGCGAAAATTTTGCTAAAAGATAAGGAGGACGAAATAATATTGTTTGCGGTACTGGAGGCGTGCAGTGATAGATAAGTATCTACAACCATGCGAAAAAGAACAAATAGAGCAATCAGATGAAGATAGTTATGCTTTTTTTGTATAGATAGAGAGTGAAAACCCTACGCTCACAAGCAAGAAAAAGTTATTAGATATGCTTGATTTTTTTGATATCAAAGATGTTAAAAACTGGAGGACAAACAATGACAGAACTTGACTATACAACCACAAAATACGCAAACGTGGAATATCTAAACGAGACGCAGGCAGCCCAATATTTAGGCATGGTACGCACTACACTTAGATATCGTCGCAAACCAAGATACATACCAGCTAACCAGCGAGCTTTCCCACTCTGCAGGACTTATAAAATCCCTGGCAGCTGTAAAATTTGGTATAAATTGGCTGATCTTAAGTTGTTAAAAGCAAAAAAAGTCCAAGAGGCGTAAATATGAAAACACTGGCGCAATTATGTATATGTGCTATATGCAAAAATTTGGGGTTTTTTAAAAATGGCGAATTGGAGTCATCAAAAGAAACCCCTATTTTGCCGTCAGAACTTATTGAAAAGATAAATAATGCACTAAATCCACCAAAAATAGTTTATTCTTTGGATGATACGAGCTCCCCAGAATGGTTTAATTGTTGAGGATTTTATGCCCGACGAGATAAAATTTAAAGAGCATCAAGGGATTAAGTACGTAAACGAGACCCAAGCCGGGGATTACCTAGGTATATCAAGGGGAATGCTCCCGTATATGCGCAAGATACAGGGAAAAAAGATAGGAAGGGTATACTCGTTGCCTTTTAGCCGCAACATATGGTATAAATTAGATGACGTAGAAAAAGTTAAAATCTCTGGTAAATTATGAACAAAGACACTTGGATATTACAGCTAATTATTATTATAACCATTGGCTGCATAGCATTAATATTGTTTAACGCAATGTGAGAAAAAAATGTGATTTTATGCATATATGCAAATATAGCGACGCTCAAGATGGAGACGACACCAAAAAGCAAAGAGAGTTAGAAGCAAATTATTTTGCAGCTTGCCTGTTGGTTCCAGAACATAAATTGCGTCAATTATACAATGCAACAAAAGATATTTCATTGATAGCCAATTATTTCGGCGTTTCTCGCCCTGTAATTTTACTTAGAATCAACTATTTAAAAATTAAAGCTAATGGATGATCGAAATGAAAAAATTCAATGGTTTGATGACTAGCCTAAGTCCGCATTGGGGAACTCCAAAAGCATTATATGATCAATTAAACCAAGAGTTTAATTTTAACTTTGATCCTTGCCCGCTTAATTGCTTGGATTTTGACGGTTTAAGTTGCGAATGGGGTAGCTCTACGTTTTGCAATCCACCTTATGGCAGAGAAATAACAAAATGGATAGAGAAAGCGTATAACGAAAGCCTGATTTTAGGAAAAACAGTTGTATTGTTAATACCAGCCAGAACAGATACTAAATGGTGGCATAATTACATCATGAAAGCGTATGAAATAAGATTTATTAAGGGACGTCTTAAATTTGGGGATGCTAAAAATAACGCTCCTTTTCCCTCGGTAGTTGTAATATTTAAACCCTGCTATTTTTAAATAATCATAACGCCGCTATAGCGTCACGCTAGCCATCGACCCCAAAGCGATTTGCGAAGGCTTAAAACTTCTGGCGGCTCCATTTCTAATCAGCACCATTATTATAATATAAAATGGTTGGATTGTTTTTATGGACATCAACCATAGAATACTTTTCTTTGAATTTCTGCAAATTGAATGGATGAGTTATTAAATGCACACCAAATGGGGTTGGAATTTTACAGATAACAACCGGAAAATTAGAGTCTCGATTGTTTAGTTCTATAAGATTAATGTAATTTTCTACCTCTGAGACATTTAATTTATCTTTATCGTCAATATCAACTACCCACCTTTTAGGATTGCCCATTAATTCGCCGCAGGAAGAGTTATATGTTTTTTTGCAGCTCTTGTATTCTTTATTCGACAAGTTTTTAGCAATTTTCTCTAGCGACAAAAATGCCGCTTTGTTATAGCTTTTTCGAGACACATTTATATAAGCTCTGGCATTAAATAAATTGCAGACGTCTGCAATCTCTTTTTTGTTTTTGAGTAACCAATCTTGAGTGTCTACCCAGTAGGACTTAATAATAATATTATCTGCGCCTATATCGTTATTATCTTTTTTACGCAAAATTATCTGCATAAAATAAAAATCGTCTTGAGATTCAAATTTTAGCATCTTGTTTATTAGATCAAAATTATCAATCATTTTCTCTACATCTTTTTTATAGTTGTAGTTAGTTAAAGAATCGTCTCGCTTGTTTTCATTACTGTTTTTACAAAAATTATCGAATCCAATTAAATTGAACATAAGCAAAAAAGCAATCAATATAAAAAAAATACCCATAACTGCATCAAATGAAATGCAATACATAATCAACCCCAGTATTTAACCTGTAAAATATTAATTTCAAGCCTCTACAACTCCAACCTGCCACAACCATATTGCTTTGCGCGCTTACCATCCTAAAACGCAAAATTCTAGGCCTTCTTTGTTTGCCATGCAGCCTCCGCTAGTTAAAATTAATCAACCCTGATCATCTTCCCAGTTGTCCACAAGTTCTAAAACATCGTCTACTACGCAATTATAGTTGCTGATATACGTTTCTTCGATTTCTTTGGTGCTCATGTGCGACAAATCCCAGCTGGTAAAACAATCTCCGGCAACGCCGATTAATCCTTCACGATCCTTTCCAGCCCATCTCCTGTAAGCCTGCCTAGCTGGTATAATCCCAAACGCTGCTTTTCTAAATTGCGCAAGGGTAGGAGCGAACTCACAGGTTGTTGATAATTTGTTGACAGCTTTGCGTATTTGCTCGTCCGTCAAGTCTATTAGCCCTTTAGACCACATTTTAGTCGCCATAGCACGCTGTTCTGGTTCTACCAGGTGGGCGCACCACCTATCGCCCCAAACGCTCCTAATTACCGCAAAAACCTTGCTAACGGGTATACTCCTATCTTCATCAAATACCGTTACGTCATACGATGGTTTTTTATCCTGTTTACATATCTCGGAAAGCTTCTGTGATTGCTGCTGATAATCCAGCGGCTGTAGTTGGTTGTTTACGCTCATTGTTAACCTCATTGTTAAGTTGTGATAAATTTAAAGCTTGGAAATTTTCAAAATATCTAGCCTCCCCATAAAAATTAGAAGCTTTATACACGGCAGTTATACGCTTATTCCTAACTACCGTTCTGTAGTTGCTGGCTGCGCTTACAAGCTCGTCCTCGCTCAACCCCTCTTTGAGCAAGTTACACCAGTTTTTATATGTGCGTGGTTTAGATCCTCTGTCTATTGTGTGAGGGTAGACGTTGTCCCAAATCTCTGTGAATTTATCTGAATATTGAATTTCTGAAACACGCTCTTTATTTGTATAAGGTTTTTCTTTGTTTGTATTATTCTTTCTTTGTAGTACTTGGTTATCCACAGTTGAGGTTTCCTCAAGTTGAGGTTTCCCACCGTTGGGGTAATCAAGTGTTTTTGATACTTTGCCGCTTGATAGCATTGGTTCGTCAGATACAATCCAGGCTCTTTCAACTATCTTGCCATTTTCCCTTTCTTCCTCTAACTTAAGATATCCGGCGGCCTTTAATTCTTTGAATATTCGGTTAAGCATTACCTCTCCGCAGTGCTCATTCCTGAGCGTGGTTTTATGCACCACCCAATCATCAGGGCGAGATAGCAAATGTACCAATACCCCCAATGCTTCGTATGATAGACCAGTGTTTTGAGCGAGAATGTTAGGTATTTGGACAAATCCAGTTTGTTTGTGATGTTTAAGTATTGGCATTATTTTATGCCTCTATATCTATTCATGGACTCCACCCT